TGCTTCCTACATAAACCATGTCCATGCGCTTTAACGCCACAATTTTCAACAGAACAAATCATTACACTAACAGAGCCTTTCCTGCGGCTGTGGTTGGGTCGGGGGCGTAGCTGTCTATGACCGCGATTCCATAATCTGTGTCCACATTAGCAGTACCATCGTAAAATTGGAAGCGTGTCTTGGCAACGCCGCCCATCATTGCGACAGATGTTTCAACTGCATTCTGATGATCGACCAACTCTTCGTGCCACGAGTAGTAGTACTCAGAGCTTTGATGCTGGCCATAACACTTCAGCAATGCTTGAGCACCAACGACCAGGGCGCGATCAATTGGGACGGATGCGGTCTGGTTCGTAGAGGTGAATGTCTTACCATTCGTACCACCACTATCGACCGCTACGGTATCGCCAGCATTGAAACGGATTGCCAGACGATTCATAGGACGGATCAAAATACCGGCCCACATACCAACGTCACCGTAGAACAATGGATGACGCATGCCTGCAGAACGGCGCTCATACGCGTTTTGCAGGAATGAACGCCACGATTTTTCACCGGTTCGTGTTTGCAGGTACAGCCATTGACGCGCTGTCACGAAGCACACCCACAACGGATCGTTCCAAGCGTAGACATCACCCTTGATCTTGATAGACTGCAACGGGATTTGGCTGTCTTTCAGGACAGATGCAACCCGGTCAAAGTCAGTCAAAGTCAGGATGTCAGTCGTATCGAGGTTATTGGCACCGGTTGCGTCATTCGCGTAGAACTGGCGATTTTTGGTCGGGCAGTTGACGGTATTGACCATGATGGTGGTGAAATCAGCGTCAGAAGCCAATGGGATAACCCAGTCAGCCGTATTCTGCGTGCCGCGTGCACCCGCCATGTGAACCAGACACAATTGATCTTCAAGACGACCTGACCAGTTTGTGAGACCGGCCATTGCGATACCGCGTAAATTCCATACGGTACGTTGTTGCGTCATGCGACCACCGGCATCGGCACCACCGCGATATTGATTGATCTGCACATCCATGGAACTGTATGTGAGGCTCATCAACTTACCGGCGATACGCTTGTCGCCCATCGTTGGTTTGCCTGTCAAGTTATTGAACAGATCAACCGAGACGGACGCACCAGCACCTTTTGACAGGTCGGTGACGCGGACAATCGGATATTCTGCAGAGGTTTGGCCTTTCAGCTTCGATTCTGCTTCAGCTTGTTTTGGTGCCGGGCCGGTGAGCAGGTTCATAAAACCCGGCTCAATCTGCACAGCAGCGAACAAGGCTGCACCATACACTTTACGGGCTAGTGCTGACCCGTAGGCGATATTTGTAGCCATAATGGCTCTCCTTGATTAATTACAAAGCGTTCAAGTACGCCTGCATCTGATCCGGGGTCATTCCCAGGAATTTTTGTCCGAGTTCTACCGATGACATTTGTTCAAGTCGATCTTTCTCGTCCACTGCAGGAGGCGCACCGCCCGGTATATCTGATAACGTCTTAGGCAAAGGAACCGCTTTCTTCATCTTTGCTTCCGCCGCCGCTCTAATTTGACTTTGTGTAAGCTCAGGTTTCGCCTGTATCTCTTCTTCGCGCTCCAACCCTAAGGCCGTTTGCGTGAGTTCGACTACCTTGGCGAAACGTTCTTCGAAAGGCACATTGGCATAGCGCGGGCTTTCTCGCAGCAACTTGTCGAATCGAGACGCTTCATTCCAGAGGGTCTGGTCTTCGGCTGTCTGCCATTCGGCTAAAAGAGGTGTTGCATCGATTGCCGACTGAATCTCGCTTTTGACAGTCGAGGTTTCGTTAGCAATCTGTCTTCCCTGCTCACTGGCTAACTCTTCCACAGTTCCTGTCAGCTTTTGGATCATGTTCTGTTGCGCACGCATGACTTTCGCCAGTGTCGGCGAATCTTGTGCGAGCGCGTTCAAGTCATCATCCGAAAGCATCTGCACATCTGCATTGACATTTGAATCCGTGTCTTTTGCAGCACGCAGTCTTTCCAGTTCTTCTGCTTGTGATTGAGCCAACTGTTCAGCAGCTAACGCACGTTGACGCGCTGATTCCAGTTGTGAGTAAGGGATTACATTCTTTCCGTCTTTTGCGAGTATTCCCGCTGGCTTTTCAGTATCGACAGGCTTATCGTCTGCCTTCACTTCTGCCGCAGTTTCTTCCGCTACAGTTTTTTCACCTGGCTTTGGTTCGGCGTCGGACGATTCGCCGGTTCTCTCGTCCTTTGCAACCGGATCGGATGCAACAAAGCGGTCTACGGTGAGCTGATCTTCATTTCCTTCGATGGCATCGCGCACTTGGTCATTGGCCAATTGCTCTAGCACCTTGGGATCTGTCGGCATCTCATCGGGATTTTGCAGATAGTACTGTAGGTTTTTCTTGCTCATACAAAGTTCTCCATTTATCGCATAGGATGCGGAAGGTTAAAAATCTGTAGTCCTTATCGGGGACAAATCGAGGTACTGCTTAACGCCAAACTTGGTTGACGCCGTCGTAAACAACAGTCACGCTGCCGTTCACGCTGGTAGTAATTGCACCAACTGCTGCACCAGCTGCGGAGCCGGACAGAATGGTGTAACTGGACGTGCTGGGTGAGGCATTGGTGCGCTTGATCGTCATCGATGCGCCATGATGTGCATTAACCAAATCAAGAACAACTTGGAATGTAGAAGATGTTTGAGTTCCTGCCGAAACATACATGCCACCGTCCAAAACATCGCGGTTTAAACGCAGTGTGAGTGCGCCGCTGCCAGATGTCCCATAAACAGCCGTATCGTAATAAACGCCTTGAATAGTATTTGCATTCTGTTCAATGATCGTACATGTCCGAAGTAGGCCTTCTGTATTGGTAAAAGATGCCATGATTGACTCCTATTTGTTATGGAATCAATTGGGCAATTGAGGCCACGATTGGCGCTGCTGTACCAGTTCCGCTCGTTGTGTGAGATGTGACGTTCACGCGCCAATAAGGAACGGTAGAATCAACCTCTGCCAAATAACCAGGTGCTACAGTAGACGAGCTGATGTCGAACCAGTTGGTGTTATCAACCGAGTTCTGGATCTTGATCGTCAGTGTTGCGGATGTTACAAGCGAGACTTGGATAGCTTTTTTCCCAGCAGGGAAAACTTTGCTTGCACCAGCTCGCGTGCCAGTTGTTGCACCGTTTCCATCGAATAGATCGAAGACGGTTGGCACTGTATTAGGGGCTAATGACATAATTTTCTCCTAAAGCCCAATAAAAAAGCACCCGAAGGTGCTCACATGTTTTGTCCGTCTCGCTGGACTTGCGAAAATAGGTGGGGACGTTCGGTCTTATACCGACTCCAGAAGCTTGCGGTCTTCCGTTCTTTCGCCCCCGAAGCTTTGATTGATCGCTTCCAAAACACGATCAACGCTGATATCCGCCTGACACTTTGCTGCTTCCATTCCATCGGCTTTGACACAGCCATCGAAGTTGTAGTGGAGCCGGTGACAAGGGTAGCATGGCACATCACCATACAATACCTGCGTGTTATTCCAGTCACGCGTCAGATTCTCGACAGATGAATGGGTCAACAGCACGATCTTTGCCACATGTTCATTGAAAGACACTGCGTTCAACATGCCAGTCTCTTCACCGACCACGACATTTGCTAGTTGAACGAACGTCATCGCCTTGCGAACCGGCCAACTTGTGCCGACTTTCAGTAGTCTCGGATGTTCTTCCAACACCGTACCGCGCTCATCACCGATCATCACGACGGTAATATCTTCGCGTTCCAATAATTTCTTGGTCAGTTCAGCGGCATACGGCCAATATTTTGTACAACTGGAACCGTTCGGCACCAATACCACAACATGTGGTTGAAGCGTTGCCCGTAATTCATTGGCCCATTTCGCTTCGTCTTCACTCGGATAGAACTTGGAACGCTTCGGAAAGAGCGGAACCTTGCCCTGTAAATGATGAATATCCAGATAATTATGGTTCATCAGCTTATGGCGAAGCTCATGCGGGAACCAGTATTGAATTTTCTGCGGACTCGGTAACAACGTCCCTTCGACACACTCAACCAGAATCCGGCATTCCTTGTACTTTGCTTCCATCCATGCAAACAAATCACCCAACTCGCCCATCGGCACACGAGACTCGAACTTAATCAACTGATCAATATGCGGATCGTGTCTCAAAACCTCTTCGCCGGTGTCCTGCGTGTACAGAATGACGTGATAACCCTGTTCTTTCAGGTGCGGAAAGACGCTTGACGCCCACAACGCATCGCCATGCGCACCCAATTTCATGCAGGCCACGATCTTTTCCGGCTTTGGATCACCCAACGTACTCGGCCTATCGCACTTTCGATACACTTGGAACAACTGTTCACCGTTGACTCTGGCCTCGATAAACTGCCAAGGCTTCAACGGAACCATTGCATCAACCACGGCTTTCGGCGTGCATGTTTCAGTCACTGGCAAGAACAGAATAAGATAACCATCGTCCTTCAGAACGCGCCACCAATTCGCCAAAACGCTCGGCCAATCATCTAACTCATTTAACAAGTAGCTTGAGAAGACGAAGTTTTGCGAGTTATCGGCAATCTTCTCAAGCTTCCTGCCGTCCATTAAAAGGTTCGGGCCGCGTGGCCCGGTGCCTGGATTCAAATCAATGCCGACGAACCAATCGTGGGGCCGAGCATCTGCACATCCAACATCAAGCCCTTCGCCATTTACGTACGGCAACAAATCCCATTTAATTGCTAATGCTTCATTACTCATCTGTCCTCCGCAAGTTTAAAGACGTGTTACAGACCAAATTTCGCAAACAATTCCGTGATTGCATCCTTGGCAATCGTTGCTTCCTGCTCTAACCATGTGCCGAATGTCGTCAAATGTGTGCGAGCCTCATCGATCTTTGCCGTCAATGCCGCCGCGTCCTCTTCATACTTAGCCTTCACTGCTGCTGCTTCTGCTTCGAGTGTTGCAATGTTTCCTTCAATTACTTCGCGTAAGGTTGCCATTTACTGCTCCTGTGGTTGTGATGATTGATCCTGAATTAAAGCCTGGTCATGTGTCAGCAAGACATCCAGCGTCTTCATATCGATGCCTGCATAAATACCCTTGCTTCCTGCTTCTGCCGTTAGACGCTGCGACTCGGCGTTGAATGCTTCTATCGATAATTTCTGTGTAGCTATCTCATGCTGGTTATCGATATGCTTGGCCTTGACCTGCAATTCTTGCTGTTTAATCTGTAGTCCAGACTGCTGCATTGCTTCTTCGACCTTCTGTTGAACCATCTGGTCAACCTGCTCTTTGGTGAAGGTCTGACCGTTGTTCTCACCCATGCCAAGTGCTTTTCGTACCTGATCAGCAACCTCTCTGCGGTGCGGCATTTCACTGGATTCAAGGATGAACGGCACGACAAACGCCTGTATATTCGGCGGCAATGACTTGGTCATCTCAGTCATCATCATCAACTGCTGCGCACGGTAAGAAGGCGTACTTGGTACATCTTCTAGGCTGACTTTGACGAGCGATCTCTGTACATCGTTGTCCAGCATCTGCACACCGTTATCTACCTTCGGCGAGTTTAGATTGATCCGGCGCTTCTCGGTGCCTTGGCCGAACTTTGCATCAGCATCGACTACCGAAGGCTCTGAACCAAGGTCTTCACGGATCAGTTCAACGATTGCCTGCCCAACAGCTCGGCGACCATAGCGGTAGTTATCATTGATCTCAGCCAGTGTCGTTGTTCCCTGCTCGACCAGACTATTGATCGCCACACCGGAATTCGCGCCGCTTGGCTGCGATTCACCCATCAATGCATTGAAAATACCTGCCGATTTCGGGAAAGTATCAATCGCATCCTTCAGCACCATGAACTGTTGCTGACTGAGCTGCATCTGGTCATCGACCTTAAATACGTCTTTGCCTTCCTTGAAATTCTTGGAAAGGACAATCAATGCATCAGGTCGACCAATCTCACGCCGCACCTCGTCTACATCATCAACCGCATCACCTGACATCGTCACGCGCTTGGCCGACATTAACCACATCATCTTCGAAAGACGTGCGTTGATCTCGTCCTGCGGGCTGCGCATCGACCGAATCAGTCCATACGGAATGTTCGTGAGGTCTTCGCGATAGCCCCAAAATGGAATATACGGGAAATTACTATGCTTGTAAGGCGTCGGCATATCGGCGATGCGGTGCGGCCCAATCCACCAGCTCAACCGCATTTTCGGGAATATCGCCGGAATCGGATCGACTGCACCGGCGGCAATCGCGACTGAATGCTTCGGATTATTCAAATCCACTTCAACCGTGCGGCCATCCGGCGTCCGAATAACATAACCACGCTTCCAAACCCGATACCAAACCTCGTACAGACATAACCGCTTACGGGTCGAATCTCTCCAATCGCTCTCGGGAATCGTGACGTCGCGCTCAATCACCCAAGTTCTGGCACCGATGGACGGAAAATCAGTCAGCGGCGTGTCCCAATTCGCACGGGAGAAGCCCAACGAATCGACCAAATCCTTCTGATCCGGAAACATTAAACCGAGAATGTCCAAGTCCAACCACCTGCGTCGAACCAAGTAACGAGCGTCCGATAGGTCTGGCTCCTTAGCACGCCAATCCCAGTATATTTCCCTGCGAGAAACGCTTGAAACCCTATAGGGATATTTGAATGGGTCAAGCTCTCGCGATACTTCAACCCAGCCAATTCCGGCTTTTAACTGCTGCGCATAAGCATCAGAACACGCTCTATCGGCTCTGGACTCGCGTTCCGCCTCTTTTAATTTGACGGATAAAGCCTCTGCAACGTCTTGATCCTTGTCGTTATCGGCCTGTACGCGCCAATCTGAGCGGGTTTTTGCTTCCATTCCCAACGCAACGTCGATTGTTGGCCGGATCAGATTACGGATCAACGGAGCCATACCTAGACGCTGCATGTCATCTAACGTCTCGTGATCCAACTGATTGCCGTCGTAATAGTCAGCATCCGTGTCTGACTCACGACGCCAGTTTGGTTGTAGCCTGATTTCGTACAGAAACGCATCGAGTTTATCGATAGACAGCGCTTCCGGATCAAGCTTCAGGACTTGATCATCAGAATACTGAGCAATACTCATCTTAAATCACGCGCCAATTCGTACGCTCTGTGCGCGTCACACGTGACTTGACTGCCACTGCCGGGATGGCAAATGTCAAAGCCAATGCATCACCAGCGTCAGGGCTGCTCAGTCCGCGTTTTTTCATGGATTTTTTACTTTCTAATTTGAAACGGAATGAACTGTCTTCATCCTTGATTGGTGTCGCGAGATCAGCTTTCATCGGTTCATCGTTCGGTAGTTGCACGATGTCTTTGAACCAATTCGCCATCTCTCCCCACATTTCATCCCTGCGGAGTCCGTAAATATCTTTCTCATAAGCACGCTCACCGAACAAAATCCGCGTTACCGGGTGCCCAAGTTCGATTAGTCGGTCTGCCACACCGCTTCCAAGCCCGCCAGCATCGACATTAATGTAGTCAGGTTGCCATCTTTCTATGGCTCGAGCGGCTAATCCGACGGTTTCCATCGTGTTTCTGCCGTGATAACGCAGGACTTCATGGACAACGCGGCCTTGTCTGAGCACGAAAACAGTGTCATCGCCTGATTCCAGATCGCTTTCAGCCGGGTCAATGCCCATAATCTTCGGCCCGACCGCCTCTAAACCTGTTGTTGCCATCGCTTTTTCTATCCTGGCGAGGCTAAACAGCGTGTTGGCAGACTGTTTTCTAAACGCCATCTCGGCTGTTGCCGGATATTCCTGGTCGAAATACGATGTTTCGCCGCCGAAGTCATTGGCTATTTTCTTGTGACGCCAATAGACTTGCGCGACATTCAGTCCGTACAACTCCATGTACTCGTCTTCTTCGTGGTCTGGAAACCAACCTTCTGGCGGCTGGGTTTGATAACCACTATCCCAAAACCATGGAATGAACACAGGTAAGTAGTCCGACTTACCTCTGACTGCGTCTTGCCAGCGACTGTGAAACTCGTTACCGATACCATTTCCCGTCGATTCCAACACGATCTCTGTACCGTCTTCTTCCGGAATCGTCTGTCCGATACCGGCCATATGATCGGATGCATTGACCCAAAATCCAACTTCCGACCCGTGCAAATACTGTCCTGTACCGCCTCGCCCGGTTCCTGTACTGCCAGCCGTCGCCACCGAGAACTCAGAATCCAGTCTGTCAAACGTCAGCGCCTTAGCTGATTGATTCTTCGTATGCGGCTTCATCGCAGGCGGGCAATGATCGTGATATCGCTGTGTCATTGCGAACAGATTGTCAGTCGCTTCTTGCAAGTGGGTAATAATGTACGCCTTCTTGCCTCGGTTCATACTGGTTTTCCAGTAGAACCTTGCCTCAACGTATGTAGAAATACCCTGTTGACGCCCTTTGAGGACAATCACACGGACTTTTCCAGTCGTCGCGAGTTGATGCTCTATCTGATCATGCAGGTAAAGTTGCGCCTGGTTCATTACGAACGGCACGACATGACCAGATTTAGGCTTAACCTTTAAACATCTTGGAGCGTAGAACCTGAAATTCGTCTTGAACTCGATAGCCTTTGCCATCAGTTCAGGCGTGAGTTTTTCCATTTATTCTGATGAGGCTAGGAATTCGCCTAGAGACTGCGCTCCTGCAAGATCATCCAAGCCACGAATCTTACGAATTCCATCAATCGCATTCTTGCCAGCTTCAGAGATGATCTTGATATCTCTCGGCGCGTCAATTTCATCAATCATAATGACGCACTTGGCAAGCACAGCACGGAACAAAGCCAATCCGGTTTGCATGTCATTGACATCAAGCGCCGCTTCTTGCTCTTGCTTTTGACGAACTTCGTCATTCGTTAGCGTCTTCGTCAAAGTTGTTGGCAAACCTGCCATCGCATCTTTAACAAGTTGGCGCTTACTCTCAGTTGCGCCACGTATCCAACAGCGCTTCTTTGCTTCTCTGCGCAAAGTTGGTTCAGGAATGCCGTGTTTGATTGCAATAGCGTTGACGCTCATTACGCCTGCGCAAAAGTCTAGCTCTGCGTCACTGAATGGGTATTCTTTTTTAGCCATGATTTTCACTGACGGCAACAACTTTTTCGTATATATCCTGATGCACTTTTAATGGCCCGAGCGCAAAATATTCAACTCCAGCGAGTTTGCAGGCATCAGCAAGAAGCAGTTCATCAAGCAAATTTGGTAAAGCAGTTACTGCCAATACGCGTTTGATACTAGCTCCTACAATATTCGAATACCCAACTTGCGTTGCATAGCTGGTTACTTGCCCAATACCTGCCATCAGTTCCATCAATGGTCGATCACCACGCTTGACCTCAACAACCGTTATTGATCCGTCCAAATGAAAAAGAACGAAATCAGCGCGGCCACGCGGGACAGGGAATTCTTTCTCCCAATTAACAATTTGGGGCCATCGCACCTTCTCAAAAATTTGCTTTGATCCGCGATCACGCGTAATCAAAATGCATTCAAAAATACACGAGGCGGCTATTTCACCACCAGCACGCATACGCGCAATAACGCTCATTAAGCACCAGCCTCTTTCAAGGCGTCTTCAAGTTGTTGCTTTCTGCTGCGCAACTTTTGTGCTGCGTTGGCTGCGGCACCGTTACCGAGAATCTTTGGATCCGGCGTTTGTGGTTGAGGCGTTTGTGATGCTTGTTCGTCTTGGTTGACTTCGCCACCATCTGCGTATTTTTTGACAGGCGTTCCGCCGACACTGATTGATGGGTACTTTGCTTTGACTTTACGTTGTATTGTGGCTTGTTCGGCTGGGCTGGCGTGTTGGGCTGCGCGTGCCAATGCATTTCTGGCGTGGTTTTTGTCTTCAATCGGATATTTTCTGCCCGGTAGCGCGAAACTAGCTGTATCTAAGCCGTTTCGTTGTTGTGTGGTAAGTTTCATGATGATCCCTATGATCCAAGTACAACAGAAGCACCACCGGTTCCGGTCACACCGACGACCGCACGGCCCAATGCATATCTGACACCAGATGTTTGTGCTGCTCCTGCCGAATAAGTGGTCGAAGTAGACGCTTGTGTCGCGGTTGCCGTTGCACTTGAGACAGCAATCCATGCGTTATTGTCGTTGGAACCCTGAAAGATTACCGTGGCACCGACTCCGGAGGTTCCAGTGGTAAATGCAGTGACCTGGACTGTATAGTCTTGCCTTGGCATGGCGTACGGGTTGCTGGTGCTTGTCCCGATAGAAGCGACCGATGTTGCAGTCCCCGCAGTTCCGTAAGTCAGCGTTGCGCTTTTGACGGTGTTCTGGCTACTCATTATTGCACCGTGTTTTTACGAATTCCGCCGCCAGCGGCTGGCCCGGCAATACCGTAATCCTGCGCGCTGCCACCGTGCGAGACTTCGGTGTTCTCGTTTAAGCCAAAGTCAGCGATGTTGTCATCATCTACCTGACCGTCACCAGCCAATTGATCCGGAATAGTTGGGAAACTATTGGTTGTCATCGCGCCTTGGACATTAAAGGATTTTCCTTGAATGCCATTGTCCTGGATTGGGCGATCATCTCCACCACGGGATTCGGCTTCGACATTGCATTGCTCGAAAGCATCGAGTTTGTCGTTAAGGCCATTGTTCATTTCTTGATTTGCCATGATTTTTCCTTATTTCAAGCCATATTGGGATTGAGGGCCGCTGATTCCTACTTCTACACGCTCGTTGAGTCCTAGGTCGGATACTTCAGCGCTATCGGTTTCGCTTGCTTCTGCTGCGCAGTGTGGATCGATTGGGAGTGGATAATCTACTGATGGTGCCGCCGGGATTTTACCCGCTGTAACTGGCAAGTCTCGTGATCCCATATTGCTCGGACGATCATCGCTAGCACCAGCATTTGGCGATTCGTCATTTAACTGGTTGCCGTCTTCCATCGAATTGCTAAAAGCAGTTGCCATAGTGGACTCTCAAAAAGAAAAACCCACAGCCCTTGCGGAGTGTGGGTAAATACCATCAGGGGAGATGGAAGGGAGGAGGTAAAGTACTATCGCCTTTAATGAAGCCCGCGCAAGCCGCTCCTCGGTGATCGTTACGAAGAGTCATTAAAGGCGGTAATACTCTATATTTTGTGGTTTTCCATAGAAAAATGACCCACTAGGCAGAATCCTACAAAAACTTATGCGCGGTGTCAATATTTTTTCGCAACAATATTTCCAATTCTTTCTCAGCTTCCAACAAAACATCAAAAAACACCAGATTTGGATAAGCCCATACCGTCGAAATATTGGCCCGCTTATGAATTGCCCATTTGTGATGCTTTCTTAGGCCGTTTATCATCGTTCCAGTCGCTTCTCCAACCTTGATGTCAGCCTTGTACTGCTCGTCGTATGGATTGTTTTCATACGCGGTCTTGATAATATTACCGTCTGCATCCCGATCCGGTAACTCATCTCCGCCAGCCAATTTCATCCTGGATGCACTTAAGTCCCTGTCATCAGACCCCATCCACAATACCCAGCAATCAATACATACATCAAGTCCGTCAGGCGCTATGAATGTTTCACGTTGAACATTACCGGCCTTTATCCGCATCGGCGACTTTTTTGTAGCGCTCATTTTTGTCCCGTCCCGACATCAATGAACTTACCAACCAATATCGCAAACAGAAAGCAAACCACAACTATCGAAATGCCAATGGCTATTGTGGTCATGGTGTATCTCCTATCATCCTGCGCATGGTCTTGAAGCTGAGTCCGGTAAGATCATGAATTTTCAACAGGAAGTCATCGCCGATCCTGTATTTGCAATGATAGGCCTTGCAGACGATAGGGGGCGAGATGCCAAGCAGTTTGGCTAAATGAGTGTCAGGCAAATGCAATCGTCGCTTACCGTGCTTGTCGAAGTTGGAAAGTAGATACGGATCTTCCAAAACAAGTTTCTTGACGTGATTCAACAGGATATGTGGCGTGTAGCGCTTTTCCATGCTGACGAATTCCATGGTTTTTGTTACTTGTACGGTATTTTTCATTAGATTGTGCATCCTATATGTAATTTTCGCTTTGCTTGTAAATATGCTTGATGAGCCTCTAAAGCAGTAGAAAATACTCCAATATGAATAGACTGCCCTTTAACGCATATGTGAGATTTAAATTTACCATTCTTGCCATATGGACTAACTCCCAAAAATCCTGTTGTGTTATCAACTCTTGCACGCTTTATATTTTGGCTATTACCAGACTTGCCAATATCGCGCAAATTTTCAATTCTATTGTTATCCCTATTACCATCAATATGATCTATATCTGTAGAGGGCCAATACCCATGAAAAAGATACCAAATTATTCTATGAGCGCGATGCCTTACGCCTTTAAAATTAATAATCCTATATCCTTTCGAATTCACCCTTCCAGCAATATTTCCACCAAACCATTGCGTCACTCTCATCTCATCCCCTTCCATTTTCTGCTTGCCCTTGATAAAAAAATATATTCAATCCACTGCCATATTACTTTTGAATATTTCATCTCATCCACTCTCAAAATTATCCTGTTAGTTTCTTTGCAATAACATAAAATGCGCATGCCAAACGATGTTTCAGTAATGCTTTCAGATATCCGAGGCACTCAGAAAAATATGGCGTTCTTTCATTGAGAAATACAGTTTTTGCATATCTTTCCAATTTCTTCATTTGATTTGGTGACATGGAGGTTAATTGACCATCTTGAATCCACCACGCGCCATCTGCTCTTTTAACAAAACCTTCACATCCCTTTTTGTCGTATAAATTCGTTGTCTTCATGCGCTTCTTTCAAAATTATTCAGCCACGCCCTGCGATCAATCAAAACCGCTCCAGACGCTAATTCGTACTTACTGCAGTCTCGTTCTATTGTGATACTTTCAAATACGCCTAAAAGCTTTTCCTGCTTGCAGCGGCCATATCCGATGTTTGCTTGTCGCGGATAGGTTGATAAATCACAATGAGAACAATTTATACATTTAACATGCGGCACTAATTTTCTCCGCCCGTCACAACAGTTAAGGATTGCTGCTCCATACCGAACAAATCGCCAATCGCTTTCTTTGATTGACGCGTTGCTCTTGCATTTATCGCGTGATGCGCCGCATCATATTGCAAATGACAACGCTGGCACCAATGACGCAAATTATCCAAATCGCAGTCTTCAGGAACATGATTTAAATGCGCTGTAGTCAAAACAATCTTGACCACTCGATCACCATCAACAAGTTGCCAAACTTCCGCAATCATGCTGTCAGTTGTTATCTCGCCAGTTCGCTTGTTCAGCAGTGATCCGTTTGGACGCCTACAATCAGGATATGCCGGACTTCCCTCACAGCAATCGCCAGAACGTTCACGCACCTTAGAAACGATCTGTTTCCAGTCTTTCGGATAGCGTGCGCGGTTTTCTGGTTTTATCGGCATTTACATCTTCCTCAATAGTTTCTTCGCTTCAATTAATCCCAAGATTAAACTACCTTTTTCAATGCCTGCCGTGCTTGTGCTGCCAGTTCCATTCCTGTTTCAGTCTTACGCGGTAGATTGGCTAGTACTGGCACTTGCTGGTCTACTGGTAGGATTGGTTTTGCAATGAATGCGGGAGGGGCGTTAATTCCATTTTCTTTCGGTAATAGCCATTCAGCCTTAAACCCGCGCCATCCACGCTCGCAGCAAATTCGCAATGCGTCCTCAAAACTAACCCCTGCTTTCAATGCCTCACGCTTAATACCATCGATTGCCGTTTTCGTTACCTTTGCCCGATGTGTTATTCGAAGTGCCTTGAAGTCTTTGACGATTTGCTCTTGCACCCCAAGGAATAAATCGCCTTCAGGCGTAATGTCTTTTTTGGTTAATGGTTCTTGGTTCTTGGTTAGTGGTTTATGGTTAGGTGGCGCTTCGTGTACGTTCTGTGCACGCTTCGTGCTATTTTCTTTACGCTTCGTTTCGCGTTCTATAGCGATCCGTTTGTTTATCTCTGCATTTTCACTGTATTTTTCCAAGTCTTCTTTTATGTGATTCTGCACATACACACCGTTTTCAAGCGTGAAAAACTTTTTCAAAACAAACTGAACAGCTTCTATCTCCTCCGTGGTAGATGCCCAAGTCCATTCAATCGCATCTTCAAGCGTTGGGAACTTCTCACGGTCGTAGCACGCATCAATCAAAAGCGTGTACGAACCGTGCTGCAGCATCGAAAGCCTTCCGGCTTTCTTTGCGTAGTCTCCGATATTTCTTTTGTAGTAGTGCACGTCTGTGTCAATCTGATATTGTTTAAGCTACCTTGACGTGCGATAATTTAGTTGACTTTGCACGAGTCGATACCGGCGCTTTACTGGCCGGTTTCTTTTCGTCCAAATAGCCGCTTAGAATCGTACGAGCAAAATCAGTTGATTCAAGATGAGAACGAATCACCAAACGACGAGCCTCACTTTTTGTCTGGTCGAATACCTGAATGGCACGTGCAAATGTGTCATAGACATTTGTTGAATGTGATGAACTGATTAAAGAAAAAATCTGATCAACGAAGCAACGACCGATAGGAGGAAGCTCACTGATTGATGCGTGCGCAAGATTGGCATAAATAAGCTTGATATAGTCTTGGTCTTCGCCGTTCAGCATGCGAATGATTGCAGCGGCTACAACCTGAGAATTTGTGATTCCCTTGCGTTTTGATGGGCAAAAATCCATCAAATCATTAACAAACGGCTCAATCACTTGGTAAATTTTGTATTTCTGAGCGGGTGATGGTTGCGAATGCATAACTTTGCCAAGCCATGCTGCGACACCAGAACAATCAGGAGTAGCGCCATACAAATCAGAAAAACTACGCTTTGCACCGATATCCAATGCCACAAACGATGATTCATCGGCATCACGCGTTACCATCATTTGAATCGTTTCGCCAGAATCGATAATAGCGAGAAGTCGATGTTGCCCATCAAGCAAGCGACCAGAAGCAGAAAATGCAATTCCTTGGTGCGTAAGAATAAATTCTCCGCGAGTCATCATCCCTGACAACTGCTTAACCCACATTTTTCGGATATTTCGATTATCTTTATTGCCTGTTAACATTTGTTCTGCCACTTCTGGCGTGATTACCATTACTTGAGTTTTCATTTGTATTTCCTTTAGTTTGCACGAGTCACGAACGATTAAAGGCTGTTCGTTTGGCCTTATTACTCGGTTGTATATGTATTTTTGTTTCAAGATAAATCCTTGGAAAAAACCCATAAAGTCGATGACGTTCCCGAGCTAAGGCGACTGGCGTCTTGAAGGGTCAACAATATGGGTTTTATCGAAAGATTCATCTTTTCCCAGCTCAATAGGCCGTCATAGCCTTGAGTAATTATTGTCATTCACCAATTGATAATTGTCAATCTCTTTCTATCCCGCAATGCAACATAAACGACGGTTGATAAATCTCAAATGGTTATATTGATTAATTGGTTAGGATTGGGAAATGATGGGAGAGTCTATTTGCGAAATTACAACAATCATCTTGCCGCCCTTTACGACTGCGCAGCGCTCTACAGAGATGTAGTCGATCTGCGAGTCATCCTGCCAAGCACCGGCCAGCGTTAAGGCGTCCAGTACCGGCTTGATGCGATTGTCGATATCGTTGCGCGCTTGCGTCTTCGGAAAAACGCCGATGGCAATCGATAAGCGCCCGGTTAGCGGCTTTATTTTCTGCTGCTTGACGATGAACCATACTTCTTGTCTGAACGTCTCTGTGTCCTTGCTGACGATGCGCTTGCGGCCAATTGTCGTGTAGCTGTGATTGGCGGTAGGCGCAAGAGGAAGTTCTAATCTGTGCATTTTTCTGTTACTCTTTTTATGTGGAGATTGCAGAGGTCATTGAGGTACATTTGGCGACCGTATTTTTCCTCAAATCGTGCTTTGTTTGGATGTACTGCAATGCGTCCTGCGGGGTCGGCATCGTCTTGTTGATGATGTGGCGCACAAAGCGGCAGGACTTTTAGGTGTGCGCCTGGTTTGGTTCTGCCATCGATGTGATGTACCGAAACATAAAAATTGAGATTGCCATCAATCCGGCAGGCAATGCACCCAACAAGTGAACAAAGCTGGTCGTGGTAAAGTTTCTCCGCTTTGTTAGGCGGCTTTCCTTTCATGCTGCTTCCTCAAACACCACGCCCAATTCAGAAGCGCAATATGCTTCAACCTGTAACTGATATTTCGCCATTGCTTTCATGCCGATCTGACCTCTTGCGATTGATCCGCGCTTTACAACGACTTCGCCGTCGGGCAGAATAATTTCACGTGCAGGTAAAAACAGTTTGGCAAAGTATTCGTGCCAGACTTCCTTTGAGTGGCGCTTGCCCTCTACCCATGCCGATTCCTCAACCTGTTTCATGAATGGGCCAAAGTAGTATTTTATCTGCTCATCCAAGCGGTCTAGTTCTTCGTCAGTGACAATCACGCGCATGGGTGTGCCGTTAGCAGATAGAGCGCTTGCATTGGCCTTGACGAACGTCCAGAGTACCTTTGCATCATAGGCAGTCTTCAGGACAAATTCACGGTATAGATTCATCTTTCGTACAATGCCCGCAATGATTCAATCTGTCCCTTGAGGCTTGCAATGATGTCATCCTTTGCTTTTTCAAGCAGATGCATTGCAATCAATCTGTTTTCCAAATCCTGTTGCAATCCAAGGATGCGGGCTTTGTCGATCCTCTCGGAACGCTGAAGCATGAATACGACTTGCGCCTGTGATTCGTTGAGACGATTCGATGCGTATAACTTCGCTTCCAAGTCTTCAATGTATCCTGTAGTGTTTGGATAGTCTTTGCGTATTTGTTCGAGGTTGTTCATATCTTCACTCCATTAATTTTCTTTTCCTCTGACGTACCACTTGTGCGATAGGCAGTCGAACTTAATCGCGGATCGCGTGGCTGCACTGGCATAGGTCGAAATGGTCTAACATACTTCGGCAGAACATTATGAGTCGCCACTCTTACCACTTCCTTTTTTTCGCAACCATCAAAGTATCGTTGCATATGTGACGCAAGAGAATAGACGCCGTCTACTTCTGTAATATAACCTGTGTCACACATGGACGTGTATAGGTTCAGCATGATGCTATATTTTGGAGCGCCAGTGTAGCCATGAAGCGCAATACCCTCATCCAGCGTTACCGACATACCATGTCTATAGAGAGCTTCGCATATTTTGTATGTAGCGTTTTGTTTTGGTGGGATTTTCATGCTGTCACCTTATTTATAATTGATTCCAAATAAATAGCATAGTCACGACATTCTTCTTGGAGAGTTACGCGCTGGTCATCAATTCCTTTAATTGGATAGCCAGCCACGCCAGCGTTGTAATACATCAGACGCAATGCTTCGGCTGCAGCGCGTAAATGTTTTTCGGCTTTGATCATAGATGTATGATAGCGCTCTTGGCCGCGCAGCATTTCTTTATCTAATTTCATTTCCTCGCTCCCATTTCTTTAATAGCATTATGCAGTTTTTCAATCGTTGCTGTGTCTGGCGTATGGTCAGATGAAAAGACGTTGTAAAGTGTCCTATTAGATACTCCTGATATAAACGACAATTCAGGCCAGCGCTTCTTTGACTTCAACGCGCCTAAGCGCTCTCTTACAAATTTAAGTTTATCCATATTGTGATTCTCCTTTGCTAGTCTTAATCATAAAACAGATCAAACTATTTTGCAACAGATTTCAGAAAGTTGTTGCAATGTCGGTTTATTTGGATAATAATCTCTACATCGCATCACCAAACACAGAACATACGGGAGTAAGCATGAAGACAGCATTGCCACTTTACGAGAACGGCGATTTCTGGGTAACACAAACAGACAAGGCTTATGAGGTCTACAAAACTGGCATCACTGCTTCAGTACGTTACGCAACAATCGGAAAGAGCCTTGGACTTGACCGTGCAAAAAAAGAATGCGACCGCCGCGCTGATTTAGCAAAGGTATTTTCAAAATGAGAATCGATCCAGACCGCGATCCTTCGGATGATCGTACAGATGAAGAAGTCATTGCAGAACATAAGCAATGGGTATCAGAGCTTGGTTGGAAGCCTGCTCCAATGAGCGCTGAAGATCAGGAGAAGTGGGATGCGGTAGCGGCAAAGATGCGAGCAGAAAAGAATCATCATGTGCATCCAGTGATGCGTCAGTTAATCAAACGATTTTAAATTGGGGGAATTAAGTGAAAAAAATCACAAGCATCAGCAAAGAACAAATTGCCAAGTTTAAAGATTGGTCGGATGAGTGGATCAAGATCGGCTTATCAACTGAGCCAGCAGATTTCGATACGGCAACTGAGGCGGCTTTGAGAGCATACAAGCTATGCAATCTCGATAAGCCAATGGTTGTACTTCGTATGGGTAGTCCGATGGCTGCAACGCTTGGCGGCGCATACGCATGGATGATGCTGAAAGAACTTGGTGCGCAAGTGAGGAGCCAAGTGTGGAGCCAAGTGGAGAGCCAAGTGGGGAGCCAAGTGAGGAGCCAAGTGGAGAGCCAAGTGTGGAGCCAAGCGAGGAGCCAAGTGGAGAGCCAAGTGAGGAGCCAAGTGGGGAGCCAAGTGTGGAGCCAAGTGGAGAGCCAAGTGTGGAGCCAAGTGTGGAGCCAAGTGAGGAGCCAAGTGGGGAACCAAGTGTGGAGCCAAGTGAGGAGCCAAGTGGGGAGCCAAGTGTGGAGCCAAGTGGAGAGCCAAGTGGGGAGCCAAGTGAGGAGCCAAGTGGAGAGCCAAGTGTGGAGCCAAGTGAGGAGCCAAGTGGGGAACCAAGTGGGGAGCCAAGTGAGGAGCCAAGTGGAGAGCCAAGTGTGGAGCCAAGTGAGGAGCCAAGTGAGGAGCCAAGTGTGGAGCCAAGTGGGGAGCGGCGCTAATAACTATCGTGGCGGTCAATTATGGCTAGCAGGATGGTGCGCATACGTCAGCTTCTTCCGTGATCAAATGGGATGGGAAAACGAAACGCTTGAACGATTTGAAATTGATGAGGCGCTTTGCAAATCATGTGGATGGGTTTGGTGGCATGAAAATGTTTTAGCTATTTCTGACCGTCCATCAGAGCTGCATCGTGATCAACAAGGACGATTGCATTCCGAGAAAGGGCCATCGATTGCATATCGTGATGGATGGAGTCTCTATCACTGGCATGGCGTAGCAATTCCTCCTGAATGGGTAACTGGCAAGCCGCCAAGCGCATCGGAAGCGCTCACATGGGCAAACATTGAACAACGTCGCGCTGCATGCGAAATCGTTGGATGGACAAAAATTTTGAAAGAGCTTGACGCTCGTGTGATTGATGAAGACAGCGATCCAGAAATAGGCACTCTTCTGGAAGTTGATTTGCCGGATTCTGGTAGAGAGCGTTTTCTGAAAGTGAGATGCGCAACTGGTCGTGAATTCGCCATTATTGTGACGCAGAGCAAAGCAAAAACCGCATTGGAAGCACAGCAATGGATGTTCCCAATTCCCAAGTCGCTTGGGAAGTTTATCAAGCCTCAATTAACAGCATAGGAGTAACAAATGAAGAAATTTAACAAAGAAATTCAGGCGGCACGTCAAGGTGAAGTCTACATTATCCGCATCTGCAAGTTGCCACAAGATGCGAAGAAATCAGAGCCAGAGAGCGGAAAGTACATCGTTGGGCATAGCGAAACTGGACATCATCATGTGATTGAAGCAAAACCTAATGTTAGCTTCTATTCGTCCGATGAGCCGCTTGTCACTTATTTGCAAGTTGTTGAAGCAACAGAAGCCACAGAGACGATATTGGAACATTTGCGTAATTTCGATACGCATGAATCTATTGGCTTAACAGAGGGCATTTACGCTGTCATCAATGGACGCGAGAGCGCACCTGAAGGATGGCGTCGGGTTGCCGATTAATTGACTCTCACATCTCCGGTATGGCCGGAGAACCAACACTTGGCGGCATTTTGGATTACGACCGAACAATTGGCCTCGTTAGCTGGTTGGAAGTGTCGCCTAGTGTTGGCTAGCAAAAGCGGATGCTGTAATCACGTGAAACACGGGCAGAACGAATCTGCAAGCAATGCCAGACGTAGCGAGTAGCTGGTCAACTTCAATTAATGGAGAAGTAAATGGACACTGAATTAGACAAAGACGACATGATAACTTTAATCATCGCATGCGTTGGATTGCTTGGATTGTATTTATTTCTTACTGGGGTGATGCTATGAACATCAATCTGAATTGGCTTGATCTTGCCGCCCTGGTTGCGTTTGCCGCATTTATTTTATGGAGGATGCCAACTTGAGAACAATCACTTTGCGACAGTTAATTTCTTTGCGTGTTGATGGTTTTGTAAAACCTCTTCGCCAAATATATTACAAGCACATTGAAGATCATTACAACATGTGCGGAGACTTTGAGGCAGGTAGGGCGAAAGAACATCACAGGAATGAGTCTTACTATCGTAAACAAGCGGCTTTGGCTCGGTCGCATAGAATTGGATTGAGGTAATCATGAGTAAATCAGGCCAGATGTTTTTTGATCAGCAAGAAAAAATGGAGAGAGAAGAAAATGAACGTTTACCAAAGATTGCAAGCGGCACGGATCAAACTGCAGAATACGAAGCTGGAAAAGTCTGGTCACAACAAATTTGCGGGATACAAGTATTTCGAGTTGGGCGATTTCTTACCGACAATCCAGAACCTTTTTGATGAATTCGGCTTGTTTGGCGCTGTTTCATTCGATAGCGATAAGGCCAGCTTGGTTATCAGGAATGTCGAGAAGCCTGATGAACTTATTACATTCTACTCTCCTATGGGTTCGGCTGCATTAAAAGGATGTCACGAAGTCCAAAATATCGGAGCTGTAGAAACGTATCAGCGCCGGTATTTATGGGTGACGGCAATGGAGATTGTCGAACATGACGCACTTGATGCTGGCGCTGAAAAAGAAGACAAGCCAGTAAAAAAAGAAACGCGGCTTGGTGGCTTGTCTGAAGTTGATATGGACAATGTTTGTATGGCAATGGAAGAAACATCAGAGTTCGACGGATTGAAATCAATTTTCGCGCCAGCTTACAGTAAGGCAGATGAGCGCCAGAAAACCGCGCTTAAAAAAACTTATGACGGAATTAAACTAAAAAGGAAATGGTCATGAATATTTATCTGGACATCGAGACTTGCCCAAGCCAATCGCCAGAAGTAAAAGCGGAAATTTTAGCTGGAATAAAACCGCCAGCAACGCATAAAAAGGCAGACACAATTGCAGCGTGGATGGCTGAAAACGCGGCAACAGAAGGCGAAATTGCATGGCGCAAGACTTCATTTGATGGCGGTCTTGGTCATATCTGTGTGATCGGCTTTGCTGTTGATTCTGGTGATGCAGAATCTTTATATCATGCTGATTGGCATGCGAACGAGGCCGCTATGTTAAAAGTTTTCTATGATGAGATTGATGCTATTTGCAAGGAGCATCCAAACGAGCGCCCCGTTTTCATCGGCCACAATCTGATTGATTTTGATTTGCGTTTTATGTTTCAGCGTTCCGTTGTTCTTGGCGTCAAGCCATCCTATCACATGCCGTTCAACTGCAAGCCGTGGGATGAATCGGTCTACGACACAATGCAACGGTGGGGCGCTCGTGCTGGCGGCTCATTGGACAAGATCACAAAAGCATGCGGACTCGACGGAAAAGGCGATATTGACGGCTCTATGGTTTGGGATTATGTGCGCGATGGTCGTATTTCTGATATCGCAACTTATTGCCAAAACGATGTTGATCTAACGCGCAAGCTTCATAAGCGCATGACTTTTGCATAGGTGCCTCCATGTCACCGATTCAATTCACCTTAAATCAACTACTTCTAGCAGCACAGTACAAGCCTGAAGTAGTAATGGACGCTTCCGAAAAAGTCAATGCCAGACGTGAGGAACTGAAAAAGGAAATTTTGCACTTTCTCAAAACGAATGATGGTGCAAATGCTTTGCAAGTAGCAGAGCATTTCAACAAAAGCCAATACTCTATCCGTGACAGGCTTCAGGAATTAGCAAGAGAAGAAAAGGTTATTTTATGCATGCAGGCTCATAACAAGCCAGCGATATACAAAGTAAAAAGATGACCACTGACTACATAGACGATCTAACCGATGCTTTGGATGAGACTGTATGTCCTCATGGTATCGGGCTAGATGATATTTGCGAGATATGTGATGCGCCTATTACTTTGATTGGCGAGATAAAGGAAGATGATGATTGATCGATATGTATGTAGAGATGGCGGCTTAGACTTTTCTGAAAATGGAAGCGTTGTTTTTTACGAAGACCACCTTGCCGAAGTAGCAGCACTGCGCGATAAGCTTGAGAAGTGCGAGAGGGATGCAGCTCGATTCAATATTCTTCTTGAAAATTGCAATACTTCATTTGACGAGAATGAAATTATTCAGTTAATTGCGAGAAGCGATGTATATGGAAATATCAGATCGGATGAATATATCAAAAATATGCTTGATCATCTTATCCAACAATCCAAAGACAGCGCACAAGGGGAGAAGTGATGCTAACCGAAAAACAGATTATTGACGTTGTGTGCAGGCACATTAGCCATGTTGAAGAGGATAAAACGAAAAATAATTTCTACATGATGGGATTTGCTCGCTCTATTGAATCTCTCGTCAATCAGGAAAAGGACAAAGCAAACGAAATGCGCATCAAGTTATTTGCTGATGCCTGTGATCGCATAGCAGAGCTTGAGGATAGATTGGAGAAGGCGCAGGCAGATCGCAGTAGATATTACCAGCAGCTAGTAAATCAATCACAAATAAGCGACTACAAGTCCGGTAGATTATCTGGATTAAGAGATGCTGCAACAGAGTGCCTTCGCTCTAGTGAGGGTAGAGAGCCTGAGTTTGGCGGAACTGCATTAAGAAAATGCGCGGAATCTATCCGTGCTTTGCAATCCATACCTGCTGAGAAAGGCGGTAAATGATGAGGGCAGTTACCCTTCTATTATCAGAGATAGATTATGCAATACTTGAGAGATTGTCTTCGGAAAAAGAAATAAAAAATGAACAGTATTTAAAGTCTATTCTCCATCAAGCGCACCGTCGAAAACTGGATGGGCCAATCGCATACATTGATCTTGAAAAACGACGCTTAGAGTTTGCCACGCCTATTAAATGGGAAACGCACACAATTGTGAAGTACAAAAAAATACCATTGTTTTACGACATACCTGCACAACCTGCGAAGGAAGAAACGAAATGATAACCAAACTTAAACAACCGAGACTTTCAGAGCAGGCAACAATTGATGCCGCAATTGATGAATTTGCATCTGCAATGAAAGCTCGCATGGGAACTAAACGCAAGGCTGGTTGGCATGGATGGGATAACTGCTCACCAAATATTGAAGAGCGACTACTTAGCAATGCTGCGTCAGCCACTGTGAACCGTGATAAGAAAAGCTGTATTGATACTGCAAACTTAGCCATGATGATTTGGCTATCTACCAAGGATAATCATGAATAACGACAAAGACCCTGTCGAGCAAGCGCATGGATCGCCGCATATCGTTGAAGCTTTGTCATGGCATGCAAACGAACGCGATGATCTGACGCTAGATGATGCGGTTGATGTCATTCGTCACGGCTGGAAGAAAGTGCATGGTCGCAGTGAAAGACAACTTGTATTACAAATAGCTTCATTACTCGCATCTCCCCCACCATCGCCACAGGCTGATAAGGAAGTGGTGGCGAAGCTGGAAGCTGCAATTGAACGCATTCGCTCTACACCTCATGACGATAACTGTTTTCTTCACAATGATGGCGGCGAGTTCGATAGATGCTTTTGCGGTAAGGATGGTTTGCTGAATTGGCTTGAGAGCGACACCGCCGAGCCAGCGAACAAGTTGCAAGAATTTTACGGTCTATCGCAAGAAATTGGAATTGATGAGTTGATGCCAGCGAAGGAGCAGGGGCAGGATATAGCAATTGATCGTAAATGCAATATATGCGGTGCGCCGGTTTCACTTTCAGAGTCAACTCGCACTCTTCCATTATGCGATACGCATTTTAATGAATTTAGGGACTGGAAATTAAAGGAGTCAAGCAATGGCAAGTAAAGTTTTCATGATATGCGAAAAATGATGACTGAAGCAGCACAAAGGAAGGAATGAATATGGAACAATGTACTTTTAAGCAGATAGAACAAGGCGAATGGGAATGCGAGATGTTTGGCTCTGGTCGAGATTTAGTTTGGACGCCAAATAAAGGAAATGAACCTAACTGGTTTTGGCGACAGATGCAGTATCTATGCTTTGGCAATAAGTGGATTAAAACCACGAACAAAGAGCCCGAGTCTTTGGATGATGCAGAAGATAGGCAGTGGTGATGATATGAAACAATTTCTCAATCCACTTGTCTTACTTAATGCAATATGGGACTGTTTTCGTGTTGCAATCTGCGTAGCTATTCTGCTCTGTGGATATGCTGGTTATTGGTTATGGGAGAAACTTGTGACTATACTTAATTGGCTTAAAGTATTATTCTTCCGCGCTTTTGCCATGGGAGGAAATTGCGCGGTGACGGTTTTAGTTGCTATGCATTTGTGTGCGCCCAGCATGATTGGCAAGAAAAAAGACGAGAAAGATACTCAAGAAAAATAAATTGTTTTTCGTCATAAAAATGTTTGATAAATTCCGCCTATGTGCTATATTTCCAGAATGGAAAATAAACGCACAGAAACAAAAGACAAGCTGGTAAGAACCAATTACTGGATTCCAGCGTCAATGTTGGCTCGCTTGAAAAAAGCCAAGCAACAAGAAAATACCACCATCGTTCAATTCATGCGTCAGGCAATAGACCGTGCTCTCAAGAGGGTTGGACTATGACTGATAAGTACAGGATTGATGGCGAGAAAATTTCTCTGCATCCACATCGAGTCGTTCAATGGCTGGACAATAAGGACGAGTGGGAGACTGCTAAATCAATCTATCCAATCTATGTTGAGGTATCGCCGATAGGGGGTTGTAATCACAGTTGCTCGTTCTGCGCGGTTGACACCATCCTTGAGGCAAACAAAATAGCAAAAAATATTCCTAAGCTTGATGAAGAAATAATGAAATCAAGATTGTCTGAAATGGCATCTCTTGGTGTCAAGTCTATCATGATGGCCGGGGCAGGGGAATCGCTGCTCAATAAGGCAGTGCCAAGCATGGCAGAGCATGCGTATAAAGTTGGAATTGACGTTGCGTTCACGACAAATTTGACAATATTCAAGCAAGACATTGTGCGTCATTCGACATGGATAAAGGTTTCATTGAATGCTGGCACGCGTGAAAGCTACGCAAAAATTCACGATACCAAAGAAAAAGATTGGGATAAAGTTTGGGGAAATATTACGGAGGCGGTAGCATTCCGAAATGAAAATAATCTACCTTGCTCTATCGGCGTTCAATGTGTTTTACTTCCTGAAAATAGTAATGACATGATCGCATTGGCAAAGCGTTGTAGGGATTATGGTGTTGACTATCTTGTAATTAAGCCATACAGCCAGGGTCTTTTCTCGATCAACACAATGGTGATTGATTACAGTAAATATGGCGCGTTAGAAAAAGAACTAGAAGCACTCAATACAAAACATTTCCATGTTGTTTTCAGAGCGTCAAGCATGAAGGCGGTCAGCGAATCAATACCCTATACAAAATGCATGGCTACCAGTTTCTTTTGGGCTTACATCGCCGAGAACGGCGACGTATCCGCATGCTCGGCACACTTGAATGATGAGCGTTTCATGATTGGAAATATTAATCAGAATACGTTTAAGGAAATATGGGAAGGTGAAAAACGTCGAGAGTGTTTTGAAATGATGAAAAACTTTAACATCGCCACGTGCCGCAAGTCATGCCGCATGAATTCAGTGAATATGTATTTGAATGATGTGGTTAATGGTGCTGATCATAGAAATTTTATTTAAGGATTGTTATGTATACATTTTCACAAGCGCTTCAAATGCTTAAATCTGGTCAAAGAGTTGCTCGCGCCGGTTGGAATGGAAAAAATATGTGGCTGGCATACTCACCTGGATTTAAATCGCTTGCCGCAGATAAGTTTTGGTGTGAGCATAATCGCAAATACGCAGAAGAAAATGGAGGCATAGCAGACGTATTGCCATGCATAACAATGAAGACAGCAACAGGAGAAATCCTAATAGGTTGGCTTGCAAGTCAATCCGACATGCTCGCAAATGATTGGGTGCTGCTGTGACAAAACCCATCGCATTTATTTCCGGCTCAAGTGGATTTATAGGAAAATACTTGGTCAAACATCTTGAAGACAATGGTTATGAAGTTCGTGGTTTCGATCTGAAATGCGGCCAAGATATCCGTACCGATCTTGCATCACTTGATCTTGCAATGAAAGATGCCACGTATTGCTTTCACCTTGCGGGACTTGCGGATATTGTGCCGTCTATCGCCAATCCTGTTGAATATATGAGCACAAATGTCATGGGAACAATCAATGTGCTTGAGGCGGCGCGTAAAGCTGGCGTGAAAAAATTTGTCTATGCGGCTAGTAGTTCTTGTTATGGTAAATGCCCAAATCTACCAACCTCAGAATCATCTCAATTAAAAACAGAATATCCGTATGCGTTATCAAAATTAATGGGAGAGAGAACGGCAATGCATTGGGACGCAGTATACGACATTCCAGTTGTATCATTACGGCTATTTAATGTATACGGGCGTGGGCAGTATAAAAGTTGCTATGGCTCCGTGTTTTCCACATTCATGGCACAACGCGCAAATGGGAAGCCGTTGACGATTGTCGGAAATGGCACACAAACCCGTGACTTCGTTCATGTTAGCGATGTATGCGCAGCATTTATTCTTGCTGCGGAATCCGTAAGATCTGCGATACCTGGATATGCCTATAATGTCGGCGCTGAAATTGGCGTATCCGTTAATTATTTGGCTGGCTTAATTGGCGGTGAGCGTATTTATATTCCTAGTAGACCGGGGGAACCAAAAGAAATTTATGCTGATTGCACAAAAATAAAGATGGCGCTTGGATGGAAACCAAAAATTAAATTCGAAGATGGCGTTGCAGAGATGCTTGAACATCTGGACGAATGGAAAAATCAAACTGTATGGACGCCTGAAGCCATTGCGGAAGAAACAAAGCCATGGATGGAGGCATTGTCTTGATAAAAAGAATCGACCATTCAAACATGCGCTATGGAAGACTTATCGCCATAGAGGATGTCGGCTTCAAATCCGGAAAAAGGATGTGGAGATGCTTGTGCGATTGCGGAAAAGAGATTGTAACTCAAGGTGCAATGCTTACTAGGGGCGGCACCAGATCTTGTGGATGCTTGGCCGGTGAAAATAATAAGACTCATGGTAAATCAAACTCCGAAACATATAGAACATATTCTGGAATGAAGACTAGATGCTTAAATAAAAAACATCGCCAATATTCTAATTATGGCGGTCGTGGAATTACTATATGTGATAGATGGATTGCCAGTTTCGAAAATTTCTTGGCAGATATGGGAGAAAGACCGGCTGGTATGACACTAGATCGCAAAGATAACAATGGTAATTACGAGCCATCAAATTGTAGATGGGCTACAGATACAGAGCAAGCAAGGAATAGATCAAGTAATTTATTTCTGACATATCAAGGTGAAACGCTTTGTATGAAAGAATTCGCAAAAAAATTTAACATAAAGCGTACCACACTTGGACGTCGTCTTTCTGCTGGATGGCCTATAGAAAAGGCGCTTCTAGATCCTGTCAAGGATATGGGCCGTTTAAAATCGAAAGGAGGTGTGACATGCGTGTAGTTCTATGTCACGGCTGCTTTTGATTTATATCATTTCGGACATTTATCTTATCTTGAAGCAGCAAAAGAACTAGGGGATATTTTGGTTGTATCAGTCACTTCTGATGGTAATGTAAATAAAGGGCCGAATCGCCCATTATTTAACCAATCAATTCGACGTGACATGTTAATGGCACTCCGTTGTGTGAACAGGGTCATCATCTCGGATAGTGCGGAACAGGCTATCTTGAATATAAAGCCAGCGATCTATGCGAAAGGCATAGAGTACAAAGATAAATTGCCAGAGCAGGATTTGGTTGAATCGCTTGGTGGTCGCGTTGTATTTATCAATACGCCTAAGTATAGCTCCACAAAAATCATGACGGGGGAAATGTTAATGGGAACAGCGGCATGAGCATTCTAGTAATTGGAGATTCCATGTTGGATAGGTATTACTTCGGCGACGTGACTAAACTATCGCAAGAAGCACCAGTACCTGTCGTAATGATGAAGCGCGAAGAGCAACGTCCGGGTGCTGCAGCAAATGTCGCCATGAACTGCCAAGCAATGGGCGCAAATACGCGCCTTCTTTCCATTGTCGGTGATGATATATATGGTGAAACCCTCGCCACTCAATTAAAGCTTGGCTGCGTTGATAGTTTATTGAGGGTCGATTCATCTATGAACACGACGCAAAAATTGCGCGTCATAGGAAAACAACAACAAATAGTCCGCATTGATTTCGAATCGCGCCCATCCGCAAAGATTGAATCGCTGCCAGAATTTACTGATTACGACATCATCGTTTTTTCTGATTACGGAAAAGGTGCGCTGTCGAATATTCAAGACTTGATTAAACAAGCCAAAGCGCTCGATAAAATTATTCTGGTTGACCCTAAAGGATACTCATTCGAGAAGTATCGCGGTGCCGACTTGATCAAACCAAACTTGGATGAGTTGCGCGAACTTGTTGGAGGATGGGGATCGGAAGAAGAACTATCCGTCAAAGCACACAAGCTCATGGTTGATGGTGATTTCAAATCCATTCTATTGACTCGCGCATCAGATGGCATGACGCTATTCACGCCGGGCGGTACGACACATGTCAAGACAGAAGCGATTGAAGTCTACGACGTGTGCGGTGCCGGTGATGTGGCGATCTCTGCCTTCGCTGTTGCGCTGACACGTGGGAACTGTTTTGTTGATGCGATGAGATATGCGAATAAGGCATCCGGCATTTCTGTTGGTCGTTTTGGAACGGTGGTAATTAAAGAAGAAGAGGTATTTTCATGACGCCATTTTTTGCACAACTAAATGCATCATTATCGCAAGTGCCAAGCGTAGATATTGCACGAATGGTTTTGCTATTTAAAAATGCTACCCGTATTATTTTTATCGGTAATGGTGGATCTGCTGCGATTGCCTCGCACATGGCAGTGGATTGGAGTAAGAACGGGAAAAAAGAAGCGATTGCATTTAATGACGCATCGGCTCTAACTTGTGTAGCCAATGACTACGGTTTTGATCACGTATTCTCCAAGCAAATTGAATGGTATGCAAAGCCGGGCGACGTGTTAGTCGCCATCTCAAGCTCTGGAAGATCGGCCAATATATTGAACGCTGTTGGTGAAGCGAAGTCTCGCAACATGCCAATTATCACATTATCCGGCTTTGGAAAAGATAATCGTCTTCGCCAGATGGGTGATGTCAATTTCTGGATTGACTCAATGGATTATGGCTTGGTTGAAATATCTCATCTTGCAATTCTTCATTCTATGATTGGATGCTTATGATTCGCGCTGTTATGCTGATTGCAGAAGGCTGGCAGGATGAGGAGGGCTTATATGCCTACCATCGCATGCTGGAAGCTGGTTGGCATGTCGATGTAGCCACACCTGGAACATGGCGCAAGGAGGGTAAGGAAGTTAAAGGCCGTCCGGATGTCATTCGCGGAAAGTTTGGCGTACCTCTTAGCATCACAAAGCTCGTGGAAGAATTGGATGCTAGTGACTATGATGTTGTGTTGATACCAGGCGGATTCCAAAGCCCTGACATTCTTCGTATGCGAGAAGAGGTATTGGACTTTGTCCATGAAATGTTCGCATCGAATAAATTAGTTGCAATGATCTGTCATGCGGCTTGGGTCGGAATATCAGCAAGAATTATGGGTGGTATAAAAGCCACGTGCTACGCATCTCTTAAGGACGATATCCAAAATGCTGGTGCTTATTATTGGGATCTGCCGGTAGTGGTTGACGGCAATATGATCACCGCGCCCCACTATAAAAATAACTGTGACTTCATGCGGGAAGTTATTGGATATTTCAAATGACAGGCATCGTCAAAAAAGGATGGGGTTATGAGTACTGTGCATACGAAACAGATAGTGTGGCTATTTGGATATTGCACATCGCCAGAGGTCATTCCACTTCATTTCACTGCCATCCAAACAAACGGACACGTCTCATTCCTTTAACAGAAGGATTGATGTTTACGGATGAGTCTGGCACTCGATTGTTGAACCCATTGGAAATTGCGGATATTCCAAAAGGTGTTTATCACCAGAGTCATGCAATCAATCCGTTTTCTTTAATCCCAACTTCTGAAAATGGCGTCTGGTTAATCGAGATTGAAGAACCGAATGATAAAGGCGATATCATTCGAAAAGAAGATTCGTATGGCCGCGCCGGTAAGCCGATTGAAACGGACGAGATTCCATATAAAGGGAAGCTGCTTGAATTATCTGACGTGCCATTCAGTTTTATGGGCTATCAGTTTAGAATTCAAAGTACTGATGGATGGCATGAAAAACCAAATGGGCTTGTTATGGCTATTGGCAATCTTGCTGAATATGTTTTCAGTATTGAAAAAGAAACGACCATGAAAGTATCCGACTACGTTACCAACTTCATTGCAAAGCTTGGCATCAAACATGTGTTCTCCGTATCGGGTGGCGGAGCCATGCATTTGTGCGACTCGGTTGGAAAACATGAAGGACTTGAATATGTGGCGACGCATCATGAGCAAAGCGCTGCGATGGCTGCTGAAGCTTATTCTCGTATTAACGGTATTGGGTGCGCTCTTGTCACTACTGGCCCCGGAGGGACAAACGCTATCACAGGCGTGGCTTGCGCTTGGGTCGATAGTATTCCTGTTCTATATCTCTCTGGACAAGTAACACGCGATACACTTTTAACCGGACTTGGACTTCGTCAATTCGGCGTGCAAGAATCCGATATTGTGACGATGGTAAAGTCGATTACAAAATATGCTGTCACAGTGATGAATGAAAAAGACATCCGCTACGAACTGGAAAAAGCCGCTCATATCGCAAGGTCAGGAAGGCAGGGGCCGGTTTGGGTCGATATCCCACTGGACATTCAGGCAAAGCAAATCAATCCATTAGAATTGGATAGCTATACCGACGTACCAATCAAAACAATACCACATCCGAAAATATCCAATATCTCGCTGGATGAGAACGTGCAAAAATGCTTAATGATGCTGAGAGAGGCAAAGCGCCCTGCTCTTGTTATTGGAAACGGTGTTCGGTTGGCCAGTGCACAGAACGAATTACGTGCGCTGTGTGCGCATCTGGATATCCCTATCTTGTCTTCGTGGACAGGATCAGACCTGTTGATCAATGAGCAGAAACACATTGGTCACTTCGGAATCTTCGGTGATCGGGCTGGTAACTTCACCGTGCAAAATGCCGATCTATTGATTGTCGTTGGCTGCAGACTATCCGTCCCGCAAACTGGTTATAACTTCTCGACGTTTGCACGTGAAGCAAAGATCGTCATGGTCGATGTGGACGAGGCTGAAATTGTCAAGCCATCTCTACATGTTGATCTCGGCATCGTTTGCGATGCAAAACAATTCATTAATGGTCTTCGTAAGACGATTCCTTTCGAAATTAATGAGCCATCAAAATGGTTGATTCAGTGTCTTGAATGGAAGCAAAAATATCCAGTTGTCTTACCGGAGTACGCAGAACAAAAAGAATACGTAAATAGTTTCTATTTTATTGAAAAGCTTTCGGAAAAATTATATTGGGATGCGGTTGTCGTCACAGATATGGGTACGGCCTTTACTGCTACGTTCCAAACTGCGAAGATGAAGGCGTATCAACGCTGGATCACGGCGTCTGGCCATGCGCCGATGGGGTATGGACTACCAGGTGCAATTGGGGCGTGCCTTGCCAGCGGAAGAAAGAAAACTGTCTGTATCGTCGGAGACGGCGCATTACAGTTTAATATTCAAGAACTACAGACGATAAAACATTTAAATCTTCCTATCATTATTTTCGTTTTGAATAACGGCGGATACCTTACAATCAAACACATGCAAGCAAATCACTTCGGAAGAATGGTGGGAAGCGAAGAATCGAGTGGCGTCAGTTTTCCTGACACATTGAAAATAGCCAAGGCGTATGATATTCCAGCCGTAAGAATTGAGAACCACAAACAATTGCTGGATGAATTATACGGACTCAAGGAGCGCTATTCACCAACGATCTATGAAATCATGATGGCACCAGATCAGCCATTGATCCCACGTCTGTCCAGCCTGAAGCGCCCTGATGGATCGATTGTCAGTAAGCCTTTGGAGGATCTCTTTCCCTTTCTACCAAGAGATGAATTCAATGAGCAAATGATTGTTAAACCTGTGGAGATTTTGGAATGATTAACCATGCATTTGAAAAAACTCCTACGCCAAGCAAAGAATGGTTGGCTCAGAATAAACTTGTAAGAGCGCTTGTCATCAGAGATGAAATTTGCAAATTCTCAAAAATCATCACGTTGAAAGAATCCAAAATAGATGGTCAGGTTCTGGTTGAGTTCAGTGAAAACGTACCAGCAAATCAACGCGGCGGGTTATTGCTTGATCTTGAAGAATGCCTAAAGAAGAATGTCGATCCATCACTTACGGTGTGGTTGGAATCACAGGGAGATAAAAGCCCGTTAAGAAAATTAAGAGGTATTGAGGTGAAGCAATTATGAGTAACAAGCAAAAAGAAGAGGAAAATAAAACGCTTGATTTAATGGTTAAGACAATTAGACTTGTTGCTCCATACATAGCAAGCAATTACCATGTGAATGTGAGCATTAATTCATCTGAAAATATAACTGTTGATGAAGATGTACATCAATTTGCCAAGTGGCTACTTGAAAGAAAAATAGCATGAGTGACGCAATCAAAACAAAAGAAGGCACATTAATTCTTGACTCGCATAAACTTGGTTATCACTATGACCGTGTTCAATCATGGGAAGCTGGCGAGAAGATCGCGCCAGTATCGATTGATATGGCTTTGACAAGAAGTTGCGGAGCGATGTGTAGCTTCTGCATTCCTCCAGAGGAATTAATCCTTATGGCGAATGGCTCTAAAAAGCCAATGTCAGCTATATCCATAGGTGATCGTGTAGTATCTTTCAATGATGGCAACATATGTGAAAGTACAGTGTTGGCACATTGGGAAACAAGTCCAAGTAAGAGTATAATATCTTTAATAACAGCGAATGATGTTTTACGTTGTTCATTAGATCATCCTGTGCTTACTAATAAAGGATGGGTTGCGGCTGGAAAACTTGATATTGGAGATTTAATTGGCACGATACGGCCCTCGATCAGAAGAGGAAAAACAGAAAATGCGGCTCAAAATGATAGAGCAAATAAAGTCTGGGAAGATGGGGAGGAAAACTCCAATATCGGCAGCGGAAAAAATGAAAGCATCCGCTCGCATGAAAACCAACAATCCAATGAAAAATGCCGAGATAGCCGCTCAAGCTGGAAAGACTTTTTCAGAAAAGCATGGAGAGCGCTTTTCAAAGGAGACGAGAGAACGTCAAGCCAATGGAAGTTTTCGTCCAAAGAACCCAATGTCCGCAGAGCGAAGGGAAATGTATTCAAATCTCATGAAGGCGAACAACCCAATGAAAAATTTGGAAACAGTCAACAAGGTTATTCAAACGCGCAAATTGAACGGGGCAAATATTGTTTCATCGAATCGAATGAAACAAACTTGGTCAGAGGGGAAAATAACGTCAGCACATCGAAGAATGGCAGTAAAGAATGGGATGAACAAAACGGAGGCAAAACTATTCACCCTGATTTCTCCAATGGGATTCAAGTACACAGGAGATTCAGAATTTTGGATAAACAAGACACAAAGCGGAATCTCCAGGAATCCGGATTACATTTTGGAGAGAGGCAAGAACAAGATTGCATTATTACTACACGGACGATATTGGCACAAAGAAACGGAGGCGACCATCGAGATGCTGGACTACTCGATGGCTGGATGGAAAATATTTGTGTTATGGATAGAGAACCATCTTCTGCAAAAACATTTCAATCAAGTGGAAAAAGAAGTGAGTATGTGGTTGAGTGGCATCCAATCTTGTCGATCAACGATGCCGGATGTTCACCAGTTTTCGATTTAGAATGTTCTCCACATCACAACTTCATTGCATCTGGAGTAATTGTTCATAACTGCTATGCGATGATGCAAGAGCCGCAGGAACGTCCGAACATCAAGACGATCCACGCACTGAATCTATTGGATGACTTCGCTGAGATCGGTGTGCGCGCTGTGTCGCTCGTCTCTGATGGCGAGAGCACACTTTCAAAAGCATATGTACCATTCATCCAGCATGCAGCAGAACTTGGTATCGATGTCGGCAACGCGACGAATGCATGGGAGTGGGAACCGGAAAAGATTGACCAAGTACTTCCGCACTTGTCATGGGTGCGCTTCACTGTCGCAGCAGGTCGTCCAGAAAGCTACGCAGCTATCATGTACAAGGGGAAAGAGCATACGCACGTGTTTGATCGAGCCATGTCGCATATCAAGTACGCAGTCGATCTCAAACGTAAGCTTGGGTTGAAAGTCACGCTGGGCATCCAGATGGTATTGATGCCAGAATTTAAGGATGAGATTCTTGACTTTGCTAAACTTGGCGTTGATCTTGGTGTTGACTATGCAGTCATAAAACATTGCAGTGATGATGAGGCCCATACTCTTGGTGTGGATTATTCAAAGTACGAAGACATGTATAGTCTACTGTCTCAGGCTGAAGCAATGAGCACGGAACAAACCAAGGTCATTGTTAAGTGGGACAAAATAAAGGATGGTGACAAGACGTCATATAATAGGGTATATGGTTGTAATTTTTTATTGCAAATTAGTGGTAGCGGATTGGTCGCTCCGGCTGGACTATTCTTTAATGCTCGTTATTCAAAGCTTCATTTAGGTAATTTTACTGAAGAACGCTTTATCGATATTTTTAAATCAGATCGCTACAGTCGAGCTATGAATTACTTGGCTTCACCAGCATGGGACGCACAAACTATGCAAGGTACTTTATCAATCCAGCATTATGCAAATGTTGCGCTTGATAGGCATGCAAAAGGCATTGAGTTAATTAAACTGACGAATGGCGATGGCGTGTTGCATAAAAATTTCATTTAATAATTATCATGGACATTAAAAAACAATGGTTAGTTATGAATATCGGATGCCTTCATCATGGTGTTACATCCGCTATAGTCGGTGTTTTTTCGGATAGATCAGTAGCAGACACAATTGCAAATGCTTTCAATGATAAATTTTCACTTAGGCAGGGAGGGCCAAACGTTTTTTTAGTGTTCGAGATTCCAGAAATAAATATAGTTGCAAATGAATATATAGAAACAAAATCAAAAGAAATACTTTTAAAGGCTCCTACCGTTTCTATGGATATAGTTTTTGATAAAAAAATTCACCAAAATCTTAGACAGATATTGAGTGCAGAAGGCATCAATTCTATTGATGAACTTATCTCAAAGACAGCCTATCAGTTGCTTAAAGTTCCAAATTTAGGGCCGAAAAAACTTAATATAATAAAAATTAATCTTAGTTTATATGGCTTAAAACTTAACGAGTGGCGCGACTCATCTGAGGATAAAAAATGAAAATCTGCTTCCTAATCAATAACAGAAACAAAGCGCAGCATGTCTACAAAGCCGTTCAAGGTGCATTGGCACAGACATATCCTTGCGAGATCCTGATCAGCGACCAAGGATCGACGGATAATTCTTTGGAGGTTATTGGCAAAGCGATTCTAGAATGCCCCCGTGGTGCCGAGCATGAAATAAGAGTTGTATCGTGTCCGATAGATGGCCCGTATTGCATGGCAACAGGGAACCTACATATGGATTGGTGTGTCAAGCAAACTGACGCTGACTTCATACTACAATGCAGTGCTGATGACTACTCTTTGGAAAATAGGGTTAAGGTCTGCATGGAAGCCATCGAGAAAAATCCATGCTCTGCGATTGCAACGACAATGTTTTTCACAGAACCTGATGTTGACATCACGGTAGGTGCGCATTCTGTATCGGGCTTTCCAACCGAGACGGGCTATGTGCCGGCCGGTGAGGGAATTGCAAGACTCGCTTATGGTTCGGTGATCGCCGGTTATTCACGCGAGTTCTTGGAGAAGATGCCGCATGCTGGCCCCAACACAATCGACGTACTGTGGGGCTATCTGGCTGCTCTGGATAAGGGATTTTATGTCATCGCAGAACCGCACCACGTTCATGTCAAGCATGCGAGTGCAGAGAACATGGGATTTGGAGGGAAGATGCTGGCTGCTGAAAACGATCCGGTTGAATCCATGCGTGTTGCCGAGTTAAATCACGCACAACTCTACCGGCTCTATCATACCTGTGCTTTGCAAGCCGTCCATCTACATCCGGAAGGCGTTCGTATGGATGCATGGGATCCACTCGTCAATATGATCTTTGGTCAGGCGCAAGCGTGGCTTGGTGCGCGTGAAGTCTTAAGCGCTAATGGAATCACACCTGGAACATTATGAAAAAAAGTTACGCGATTATTTTTGAAATTGACGGTGTCTTGATGGACTCCAAAGGCGAGGCTATTCCATCCGGCGTCGTTCTGTTCAATATGCTGGTGACGCAAGCGCAGATCATTGGCCATGCATTGAGAGAAGATGATGGCGACCATGAAATCCCTTATGTCGATATCGTGACGAATCGACCTGAGAGAGACCGCTCAAAGATGATTGAATGGTGTAATGGAATTGGCATGCTGGAACCACGTGCAATTCACATGCGGGAAGACTTGGATATGCGACCACCTCACATCATCAAGCAAGAGTCATCACAGAATATCTACGCAGGCAAGGGCGAGGAAGTATTGATGCGCTTCGAAAGCGACCCAGATACGGTGGAAGCATTTACATCGCTTGGTGTTTCATGCTATCAATCGAACGAGATTATTGAAAAGCCACAATCATTGATTCACCTGAATTCATGATTTTTGTTTTGCCGTAATAATCTCTTGCGCACGTGCTCTTGCATCTTGATCCATTTGTGATCCATGAATCGCGTAACTATGTAACAGGATAGGCAGCAATCTATACTTTTGCACCTCATCCACGGTGGCCTTATCGTAAGCGCTCAACTGTTGTTCCAGAGGTAGACGTTTGAACAAACTGGTTTGCATTGGTGTACGTGCGCTCGTATAGATATTGGATCGTTCCTGTGGCGAGAACATGGTGAGATCGGGTTCTTTCCCGTTCTTGATGGCATTGATCGCATCGCTACGTGCCTGTGCTTTCTCTGCGCCTTCTGGCGTCTTGGAGGTATGGAATGCATCCTGGTATTTATCGATCACGTAGCTTTCAAACGGCGTACGCGATACCGATGCAGGGGCCGGTGTCACGCCGATAAACGGTAATGCTGCCATCTCAGGACTCGTTCCCTTATGTAAGCTCTGCTGCATGCCGGTAATCGCATAAGGCGTTACGGACTGACCAAGATATCCAGCTACCTGACCGGCTATTTTTGTCCATGGATCATCCGGATTGACAATCTGGTTTCCGTAGAAATCCTTGTTGTTCAATAACTCGGCTACCATCGAGAAACTTGGATGGAGTTTATGCTGGATTGTTTGAATCGGATGCTGGCTTAACGCCCATTCGTCCTTGATGTAGCTTGGCAGGGAAATCCTCTCATCGGTTCCATCTGGATTTTTCCGCCCTGTGCGCGGGAAGAATAGGTCTCGCAAGTCTTTTGGGTCTTCGCCACTCATCGCATACTGCAAACCCATTCCCATCATGGCGACCGTAGTGTTCAAAGCAATCAGATAAGACAAGCGGCCAGTCACTCTGCTTAACGTGCCGTGTACCTTGCCTTCTCTATCCAATGGAGCCAACAACTGTTCTGGTGCGAATAGACGCTGTACGTCACGCGCCCCACCGAAGATGACGTTGGCCGTACCGACGTTCCAGCCGACCGATTGGATCGATGCCTGGGCAACCTGCTTCGCCATTTTGTTCCAGCGCATATTGTCATACGCTACCTGACCCAGCCTGTCATCGACTTGCTGCACAACCTTGTAGGCAATCTGACGCATCGCGTCTTCGCCCATGGCCTTGGTAATCGCTGCATAATCACCTTTTTGTTTACCCAACTGTTCGGCCACGTGATCGAGTTCAAACTTCGCAAGCAGAACACGCGCAGTCATCTTTTGCCAAGGAACCAGGTGACTAGCTATAGGCGACATAATCGCTTCCATCATCGCTGGTAACGCATGCAAGGCGGTGCCTTTTAAATCCTTGGAGTCCCATGCCTGTTTAAACGTATTGATGGAATTATTGAAGTCCGTCGGATTCATCTTGCCACGAGCACCGCCTTTGGTGATCATGTCAAGGATTGCTGCAGTGTGCGGATCGGCTGCAGACTGTCCGTAGAACTGTTTCAGTAATCGACGCCCTTCCAGCGGAGCGCTCAATGGGGAGGTAATTGCCTTGCCCCACATCTTGACGGCGCTGCCAACGTCCCCATCCAATAGATAGCGTGCACCGACATCGACGTGCGACACCAGCGTGTCCATCGTCGTGAAACCTGCGTGAAATGCGGATAAACCGAGACGGGCGGACAACATCAGGTTTTGCGCATAGCGGAAGTTGCGCCATAACTCGTGCTGCTCCAACCCTTTTGACAGGTAATTGTTCAGGTCTTTCGCTACCAAGGCCGGTGCCATGTAATCGAATCCGATGATTGCCGCATTCGCTTCGCCTGTTTCCTTGTCATTGATGACGACAGCACGTTGCGTTCTGAATGACGGGTCTTCCACTCTTGCCCAGCCATCCGGCGCTTGTTCGCCACGCCGCACGGTTTTAATCCATCCGTTTTCATCAAGATAGTTTCTGAATTGGTGCATTGCAATGAACTTGTCCATTTGCTGCAGTGACAATTGCATGATGTCGGTAGGATTATTGGAAATTGGCTCCAGTGGTGGCTTGACCATATCGTCTTTACCTGCAGCGGCACGCGCTTGTTCTTCTGTCTTAAAGAACTTGGCGTCACCGTCTTTTGTAAAGACTTTCCACGACATACCCTCTTCATAGCTGGCATAGGTACGCTTCTTCATGAAGTTCTTGCCGCCTTCAAGCGGGCCTTTTCCCATCATGCGTTGATACCATTCCATCGCTGACTTCGGATCTTTCCACATCTGCGAGAAGTAGTTTGGAATTGTCTCTTTCAGAAATCCTTCATCGAAGTCCTTCATGGTTTGCGCACGATCTTCCGCTGCTTTCGACCATGTACCATAGAACTCTCTGGCGTTTGCATCTTTCACGGCATTGACGCCGCCTTTTTGAAACTCGGCCATCGACTTCCAGCGGTCTTCCTGTGGGATGGATTTGAAGTAATCACGCAATGTTTTTAACGAGGCATCGACAGTTCCAGTTTCACGATCAATGGTAGCGAGTGACTCACGGAATTTGCCGTAGGCTATATCGCTGATTTTTTTCATTTCATCAAGGCTCGTATCTAGCGCCTTTGTTGGGCGACTAAACATTGCCGTATGATTTGGATCGTATCCCCATTCATGAATAGAGTCTCCATTTGTGAAAATATCTTTTGCCTTAATGGTTTTTTCTACAATGTTATATTTTCCATCAAACTGAGATTCGCCATGATATTTTGCATACTCTTTATTTATTGTTACCCAATCACCAGAATTTATTCCAGTAACACCCTCTGGTACGGCACGATATATTTTCACATTTGCATTTGGCTTATCTCGAAAACTTTGCGCCATTTTTATAGACGCCTCATCCATTTTGTCACCATGTCCAAAATGCCCATAGTAATGAGCCGCTTTAGAGCTATATATATCATCAGGATATAATTTTGTTAAATCATGTAATGGTGCCCCAAATTCAGATTGGGGAGCGCGATGGCTAATACGATAATCACTTTCTTCAGATTTTGGAATCTCTGCATATTTACTTTTCAAGTCTTCTAATATTTTTAGATTCTTTGCGGTCGGTGCTTTGCCATATGCTTCTTTTGCGGCATCTAGTTCGTTTTTAATTGATCGGCTAAATGCGGCAGAAAAATCCCCTTGCGTACCAGTCAATGCGCCACGACTCGACTCAACAATATTCAGAATATCGTTATCAGAAAACTTCGTCAAAAATCCGTGCTGACGCAAGAAGTCACGAATGTAACTGACGACTTTACCGAGATAGGTAGGACGTTCTTTAGAAGCAGCAAGGTCGGCAAGGTGTTCTTCGACTGCTTGTGTAATCGATAAATCAGGAAATTGTTTACGCAGTTTGGCGACTTCCAGTTGGACTTTGACACTACCGTCATAAACACTCTTCAGGACAGGGTCAAGGTCTTTACCGAACAACTTGCGCATGCCATCGTGCCCAAGTTCGTGCAGAATGGTTGTCTCGGCATCTTTGAGTGAGTGCATGTTATCTGCAAAAAGATAGACCTTGCCGTCATACCAAGCGCCCTTGATCGTGTCGTGCCCATCTACATCATGAATCTGCGATAGTAAATCTTCTGGTGCATCATGGGTTGATTTAAGGACTTCGATATCGGCGGCATGCGGGAAGGACTCTTTGATGTTCTTCGCCATGACAGATAACATCGATGATTTGAGGCCATTACCCTCTTCCCCGCGTTTGAATTTTGTATCAATATCACGTGGCAATCTATACATAGATTCACTAATAGTGAAGTCCTTATTTCTTCCTGCGTTTTCTACAAATCCAAAAGATTTATAGAAAGCCTTTAAGCGCACAATTGATCCACCAAAATCATTTGATGGAGATAGCGTTATAGTTTTTCCAGTTTTATCAGCGTGATCAATTAAATCAGTCATTATCCTTGTGCCGATACCTTTATTCCTGTCATCTGGCGCAATTACAATACGCGATACATTGATAGAATCTTTTCTTTCTTGGATATCTAATTTTGCATCTGGATAATTTGAGCGTATTTCATCAATTGTTTTTTCGCGACTAAACAAAGCATACTTGCCCTGTTCGGTCGGATGAGGAATAACTTGCGTTGGACTGCCTTGATCGGTGAATTGCTTGGCGAGGCGATTAGCCGCCTCCCTGGTTAATGCGCGAGGCGGCTTTGTTTCCGGTTGTTCTAATGCGTTACTTTCGGCGGCAGGGTGATTTTTGATATCTTCCACCCCTTCCCGATTCCCTCCGCTTCGAGTCGTGCCTGGAGGCTCTGTTCCACGGGCACTGCGTAACCCTGCATCTTGTCGCTCTTGCTTATTTCGCTGGAGTCCGTATTCGGCTTCTTGGAGACTGGTTCCTTTTCCATGACTTACCCCTATTCCTTTAACTGTTATGCGATCACCACTTGGCGAGTCTGCTTGTAGTATAGCGGAAGAAAGGCGATCTGCAACCCGATCCATGATCTGTTGCGCTTCTTCTGGTGTATGTGCCTGTACGACAAATTCATCACCAGAAATATGGTAAGCTTGATCTGTTTCCGAGCGGAATGCTTCACCGATTGCCTTGAGCATTTTATCGCCGGATTCATGCCCCATATTATCGTTGATCCACTTCAATGAATCGGCATCAGAAGAGACTTGAATTGGTAACTTTTCAGCCTCTTCGTAAGCCCGGCGATTGTTAATTCCTGTCAAATGATCGGTCAATAATGCCTGGCGTAGTTCATCGGCAGACATATCGGACACTGACTTGCGAGTAGTCGTATCGGCGCGGCGCTCCGGCGCAGCCTTTGATGTGGTCTTCGGTTCCTGATATTTCAGTGCGGTCGTGGTGTCACCCTTTAACCATTTCTGGAATGACTGCAAGTCCATCTTGGTCACAGCACCGCGACGCACCTCACCGCTGTCATCAGAAAAGTGATTGTCGTAAATATCTTTTGCTTCGCCGTAACCTTTTGCACCGAAAACTACCTTGTGTTCATCAAATTTCTTTGTGGATGGGTCGATCTGGTCAATCACAAAGACTGGATTATCTTCAGTGAGGTGCTTTCCCAAATAAACATCGATATGTTCTTTGTCTCCGCCCACAGTTCTTTTAATGTATCCATAGGGTTCCGTCATCTTGACATGCCATTCTTTGCCATTGGGATCGATTCCAGACCGCACAGAGCCGCGTGGATTCTCAATGGTGATATCCATACCTAAAACATTGACATGGCCTTTGGCGTAGTTTCCGGCCTCATGTTGAGCCGGTGTTGGGAGGGGCTTGTCGTTGAGTGGACTATGTGCCGCTTCTTTGCTGGCTTCTTCTACTTTGGCGGCAGCAATCTCTGCTTCATTTTTTTGTGATGCAGGTTCCGCAATTTTTTCTTCTTGACTATTACCAGAGAGATGGTCATTGACTTGCTTGTTAATCGAGTCTCGCTCGGAATGCAACTCGGCAAGTCTTTTGCTAATCGCGCTCTTGGCTGACTCGGCAGCTGTCCTGTTTGGCGTTTTCTCATTCATCACCAGAGCACGCACGACGGCGCTATCCTGCTTGGATAGGCCTACTTTTTTCAGGCAATCGCGCAAACTCATTGATAGACTTTCAGAAATTGTTTAACCATTGATATTGCAATATTCTGCTGTTTCTTCCTGCGTAGCAAGTTTCTATCCACATATTCATGCGGGTCATCGCCACCGTGATGTGAGACCACAACGGGAGGTGGAGGTGCGCCAAACGAATAGCCGATTGTCGGTATGTGCGGTGTTCCTGCAAATGCGCTGAAACCGAGCGTGACGATATTGCCAAACATTATGCGTTCCGCTTGATGCCGCTAGGTGCTGCAGTACTGGTGATGAGGAATGTCGCTGCCGTCGTAGTACCATCGACTTTCAATAGTGACTTGGTGCCGTCCCCGGTAGACGTTGCCGTGCCGACCAAGACAAAGTTTCCGACATGCGCCTGAATCTCATATAGCATTTGTGCGACTGATCCACCAGCACCTGTGCCACGATACGATTCTGTCAGCGATGAAGTGGTGATGACCGTTGCTAATGTCGTACGCTCACCGGAAGTCAAGGCCATTGCATCACCTGTGGCTGCGGGTGCAGAAGGTAGATTACCAGTCTTGGCGCGGATCGCGTCCAATCCGGTGGCAATATCGGCGCTGGTTGACGTTCCCAAAATCACCGCCGCCGCTCTGCTGCTCACCGTGGCGTCCAGATTGGCCATACGGCCATCGGCGGATGTTTGAATCGAATTCACGGTAGGGATAACAGCCCCGACGTGCGTACCAGTCGATAGCATGACTGTGCCGGTGCCGAACTTGGCCCATACTGCAGTAGCGATCTGCGCAACAGTAGGCGCGCCGCCAGCACCAATGGCATTGTCTGCGATCTGTTTTACCACCGAGTTCGCGGAAGACGTGGCGTATGTACCTGCGTCGGTATCGAAATAACGCGACAAGGCATTCGATGTAAGATTGTTGACAGTCGCGGTTTGAACGACATTGACCGTTGGAATAACTGCATTGGTATGAGTGCCGGTGGAGAGAATATAGCCGGACTTGTCGGTGACGGATGTGCTCGTGACGCCAGTTGTCACGGAACCAACGGAGCCTACAACGGAACCAACTGAACCAGTTAGATTCCCTGTGTGTGTACCGACGATATTCACAGTACAGGCCGAGTTAGTCCCGGCAATCATTAATCCGTTAACAGCCCCCGGCACGGCGGTCGAAAGAGAAGTCAATCCACCGCGTACACCGTCTTGATTATTCCATGCAGTGAGTTCTATCTCTAGCGGTAAGGGAGCCATGCCTGCCGCGCCCTGAAAATGGACGCTGGCAAAAGGCGATCCTGTGCCGATAACCGCGTTCGGTATGTCAAAGTTATACCATCCTGGACAATGGGTTGAGTCGATCTCGATGAAGCCACCAGATGTCCATCCATTTCCAACGGTGCTTGTCGCCAAGGTGATAGGCGTAGCAGTTGTTCTTTGACGGATGGAATAAGCAGTAAAACTGGCTGCGTTAAACACGATGCCCGATTGTCCCGCGCCTGTGGTGCTCGTAGAGCTATTGATAAATAGATTTACAGATACGCCAGTCGAGCCAGCCAACACGCTAATTTTTGCCATTATCCTAACCTATTATTAAAGAATCGGCCACCAGCACCAAGACCATCCAAATTACTTTTGAAGAATGGAGACTGTATCGCACCAGCACCACCAGACGAGGCAACCTGTATGTAGTTCCAATAGGTTGAGCCGCCAGCGCTTATTTTGCCATTTCTCCATTTGAAAAATGTTGAAACAGATTTTGATATTGAGGTTTGATTTGTGACCCAATCAGAAGCACTGGTGCGTTTCACACCAGATGCATCCCAAAACTGGTTGGATAATTGCCCGGTTGCTGAATCAACTACTACAACCAAGGAAGTAGTATTGTCGAAAAACTCACTATAGGTATAACCACCTGCATTGCCATGATCACCGTTCGATGAATTGATGGTCAACGTTCCAGTAATATCAATCCTGAAATCATAAACAACTGTGTTGTTGACGATGTAATGCGTACCAATCAGCCGGTAGTCAATATCGTTTGTTTCATCAATCTGATTCGGCTGATCTGCCACATAGCCAGCCGTCGCGCCGTTTCCGTATGTGGTTGGGTAGGCATCTGTATGCAGTACCGGAGAATCATTCTGGCCAGGCGTTCCGTGGTTCGTTGTTGCCCAAAACAGAAAGCCATAGGTAGCCATTTACCAAGTCGCCGGAAGTGTCGCGTCCAATAATACGGGTGTGACTGATGGCGTATTAGGAGCTGGGAATGCCAGTGCAAGCGCATCCACCGCTGCCTTTGCGTTAGCTATCGTGTCTTTCGGCGCATTTTTGAATGTTCTAATGGAGTCTCGCCGCGCAATCAGCGCATCCGTAATCGCTTGCTCAGTCATGCCGATTTTTGCCGCGATACGCGTTAATTCTGTTGGGTTGTTTTGGAAAAACGTATAAACCCTGAACAAACGACCCAACAAGCTATCGGCAACCGCGCCCATATTGGGACGTGGGTCAATACTGGCTTGCGCCATTGCGCGCCAATTCGCAATCAGTTTTGCGACATTATCAGCCATGCGCCCCAAGTCCATCATGACGGCGTAAAATGTTGGATCTTGATTCGGATGATAGTCTTCAAATGAGGCCATTTTTATAATTCTTTCGCGTCAATCGAGGCAAGATCACCATACGAATCATACTTGACGGTAAACGTCCATTGCCTTGGTTTCTTCGGTGCCGACATCACACGCAAGTGATCAATCATCGCCTGATTGCTTTTTGCCATAGCCGACATAATGTCTTTCAATGTTTGCTTATCCGCGCCCTTTTCAACCGATGCGTTTAACTTTGAAAATAAAGTCGCGACATTATCGGATAGTTCATTGATCGCATCCAGCACTTCACCGGCAGCGGCAGCGGCTCCCAATGGCAGAGGATCATCATCGTTTGTAATTAGCCCAGACATTCTAGTAATGCCTCCATGGTTTGGATATGGTAATTCACTTCTTTCATGGCCTGATCGGCTGGTTTTGTCATCGTGACGCGCCGACCGGATACCTTGTCAATCGCCTTGGTCTTGACCATGATCTGCGATAATTGTTTTTGCGATTCACGTTCCGCAACTATTTTAGCTGCATTTCCTTTTACGGCAGTGTTGACTTCAGGGCGCGATGCACTGCCATTCTCACGTATGGATCGTGGGTTGCCTGCGTTACCAGCTTCAGCACTGATGGGTACGCGCTCTGTGCGTTGCGCTGCAGGCTTTGTACTTTCAGTGCGGACTGGCTCGCTAACTGTTGCCTTTGTTGTTGGTAAAGGCTCTGCGCTTTCGGCACTAGGCTTTGCATTTTTACTCTCCTTTAATTTTCGCGCATTCTCAAATGCGATTTCCATCGCTGTCTGATGTTCTGGATTGATGCCTGATCCGGATGCTTTTGCCTTGGCGATTTCGGTTAATGCACTTTCGGCACGCGCCTGTTCTGCCATTAACTGCGTTTCCGACTTTTTCTGCTGCGCTTCCTGACCTTCTTTTTGTGAAAAGGCATTCGCTTTTTCTGCATCAGACTTAGCAAATTGGCGTTCAGCCAAGATATCAAATGCTTTTCCTCGGACGTTCGACGGAATGCCGCCCATATCTTGCACGTTCTGAAGGTAATTCTCCATGAACTGCGCAATTTTCTGCGGATTATTCTGGTTCTTATCCAAAAAATCGATCAGTTGCTGTCCTTCATAACTCACCTCATTTGGAAATCCATGCGCCATCACTTCCTGCACGGTCTTTCCATCAGCCTTGATCCTGCCAAGTTCATCAATCGCCGTCATCACATCACTGGTGATATCGCGGGTTTGCTGACCTTGTTTCAATGTGGAGCGTACTTGCTCGACTTTCGGCGCAATATCCAGCATGGCTTGTGCCAGACCACCCATGTCACCGGATTCGATCACATGACGCACTGCGGCATTCTCGCCGTATGTCGCGACTAACTGCGCATTGTTGCGGCGCACATCGTTTAGATTGGAAATGTCACCACCAGACTGCACGGTTTGTGCGTCAATCCGCGCTTGTTCGATAGGTGACAATTGGGAGAAACCGGGATGCGCGGTTTGCGCGGCGACGACATCAGGCGTTAATCCGACTTGTGCATTATTCTGCGCTTGGTCTGCTGTGATCGCTTTACCGGATTGATCGACGGTGATTGGTTTTTGTTCAGGGGCCGGTAGGGCTAACGGTTGTTGCGGTTGCTCAGCTGATTGCGGTTGTACTTGATCTACTGGCCGGGTGGCGTCTGTTGGGCGACTCGTATCAACTGGTGCTTCGCGTCCACCGACCAAAGCATGGGCAGCATGTAGCCCTGCAGCTGGCAAGATCGTTCCTACAACGGCCCCAGGAATCGATGCACCCATACCTTCAGTCGCTGGTTTTCCGGCTTGTACATTTTGTACCGCATTCTGAGTTTCACCAATCGCTGGCTGGACGGCAAACGCCTGAAGTAATAAATCCTTGACCGCATTCTTGAATGGCGCGAAACCGAATGCTGCCCAACCTGCAGCAGTAAATGCACCGGATGTACCGGCCTTTGATAATGCTCTGTCAAAAGCGCCATCTTTATCATCCGGCGTTGCCTTCAATTCATCGGCATAGAGTGGGCCGATAGACTGTGCGGTATCGACCGCTGCCGCACCAAGACCGCCGCCAATTAACGGGCCAGCAACCAAACCTTCCGGCGCGACCGCCTCACCAACTGCGGCACCAGCCACGCCACCAGCCAAGACCGGTGCACCTTTACTCAGTTGATAGACGGCTTTCGGGATTGCCTTGGTGGGATGAAGTAAGTCGCCCCACTCTAATGGCTTTGCAAATTCTTCTGAAGACGGTTTGTATTCACTATTGTTTTTCAATAACGCATCACTAGCCGAACCCAAGTCTTTCAATGAATCTACCAAACCGCTCTTTGCTGCATTGCCGATATTGCTGAGCATTCCCGGTTGTTGTGGCTGGGCTGCAGGAGGTAGAGCGACTTTCGGTGAATCAGGGAAAAGATCGTCAAACGAAATCGATACGGCATCGCTTTGTTGATACGACGTTTTCTTTAACTCGCTGGCGATTTTCGTTCCGCGTGAAACTGGCGCACCGAATGGCGTACCTTTTTGCAGATTGGAAGAGGTATTATCGATTTCATTTTGCAGACTGGATTTCGCATCAGGAGATACGCTTTGCATCTCGTTCTGCAACATCGCCAGCCGCGTTTTATCGCGCTCCATTTGCACATCTGGTGATATTGTTGGAAAGTCTGCTGGCGATACGCTATTGTCTGGTTGTTTCGGTGGCGCGGATGAAAGAAGCTCATCAAGACTGATTGGCACAGCATCCATTATTTATTCCAGGCCATATTTTTGTTGACGTGAAACCATGCCACCTTTTGAGAATCGCTTGGTGCTACTCACGTCTCTAAGCTGCTTAATTTGCGCATTTGTCATATCCCCTCTATGATCGTCCATCCATTCTGAGACGCTACTAAGCGTTTTACGGTCTGTAGAATTTTTCAATATATTTAACTGCGTATTGAAATTATTCTGCAAATCAGATTGTCTGTCTGCAATCATCTTATCTCGCCGACTAGTATCTCTTCCGCTCAATGAATTCATCTGTGCCATTTGCTGGGCACGTGTGTCCATTTGGTCTTGGCTAACTACTGGCACTGGCTTTGGTACTGGATTGCTTTTAGTCTGTGTAGCAGGTTGCGCCTGCGGTGTGACTTGTGCCGCTTGTGCGGATGGTGCTGGTGACTGTGTATCAGAAGATTGTGGTGCCGGTTGTGCGGGCGGTGCACCACTACCAAACTTGATATCCTTCCCGTTGTAACGCATCGCCGTCGAGCCATCAGGATAGCGTACGGGCTTGCCATTCATGGCGATGTCTGCCAATGTATGCGGATCAATCGAAGGGTTTGCGAGTGCCAATTGATTGACAACGACGGCGCGTTTCTGTCCATCTGGCGTTGGAACAGGATGACCAGTTACCGGGTCGATTGTCGCCATGCCGGGCGCATCATACAGCACCTTGGTTGCAGCCTCAAGCACTGGTAAATTCTTGCGGACGTTAGGAGGAGGCGCATCGTTACCTTCTGGTGGCGCTCCACCAACCCAATTATTTTGTGACGTATCCCACATGTATTGACGTTCGTTTCCTTCCGAGTCTTTGCGTGTGGTCGTGACAATATTATTTTTACTACCTGAACCGGTGGCCTTGACTTCTCCAGTAGCTTTGTTGATTGCGGTATTTCCATCTCTTGAAATAATCCAATTATCCGCATTTTCAGAAGTGGTATTACCAGTTGTTTCACCTACCAACTTGGCACCTGGTGCAACTTGTACTTTTTTCTCATTCATGCGCACGAATTGCGTGGCATTAATCATTGGTGTATCAGTGCCGTCTGGTTTAAGTGCCTTAACCATAATGTCGCCGCTTTTTGGATCGCGTCCATACTCTAGACTTCCCGGTTGCATCTGACCAGGCATTAACATGTTGAAATTCTGCTCTGCTACGCTAGGCGGCACGCCGCGAATCGCGTCACTGGCAAGTTGTGCTAATGCTTGTTGCGGCGTATTTTGTGAAGCAGTTTGTGCTTGGGTATAAGTGTTGAGATCACCCTGATTTTTAGCGACTCCCTGCATGGCATTATAGATACCCATACGTCCAGAATTAGGATCAGCATTTGCTACAGCTGAACGCATCTGTGCTGCATTATTCGTCGTTCTCTGTAGTTCGGCCAAACCGATATTACTAGTCTGCGCTTGATTGGCTTCCTCTTGTCCTTGGTTATAGCCTTGTGACATCAATCCGACATCTGCAAAATTCATGTTATGCCCCTAGTCCAGATGTTGCGTAACGATTTTTTACCTTGCCGCCTTTTTTAAAGGCAGTTTGTTGCTGCGGCATTGGTTCTTCTTGGTCTGCCTCTTGTGGTTGAGGTTGTTTCTTGCGTGCCTGTAGACCAGCCTTATTGATGGCATTTAGAATGTCCTCACCGCTCAATTTAACAGCGCTAGCATTCATCACAACTTCACCAGTCGATAAGGCTGCTGGTTGCTTACCATCGATCTGCGCAGGAATGGAATCAGATGTTTCCGTGCCTGGGCCATCAAGCTTCCCCATCTCTGAAGCGTCTTGTTGTTCCTGCGGTTCTTGCGCGTCCAAACCTTGATCGCTGATCGCGCCACCTTTTGCGTAACCCAATGGTTTCATCTTCATATGTGGGGTGATTGGGCCACCGTTTTTGTATTTTTTCTTCGCGCTTTGATGTGCTTGTTCCGCATCGTCTTCACCGATACCGCGATCCATGAGACGTTGTTTAAGGCCGTCCAAGACTTCTTTCGATGGCTCATCAGCAACCAGTCCTCCACTTGCGTAGCGAGATACCTTGCCGCCATCAGCCAAAGCACCAGCACCTGCTAAAGCATCTGTCTCAGCTGTTCCATAATATCCAGTTGTGCCAATATTTCCTTGACCACCTGAGCCATAATACCCTGCTGGCATGGAACTTCCAGCACCTCCTGGTGTTGGATTGCTATTGGAATTGTTGTACCAGTTATATGCCTGAGATCCAAGCTGACCAATCGCCTGAATACCGCGACCATTTGCCACTTGATTTTGCTGATTTTGGTAGAATGAATTCTTATTTTGAGCAAGCTGTAGGGCGGACGCATTTGCCAAGCTTGCCGATGATTGCGCCGGGATATTGCGTCCCAATCCGGCTACGTCCAATTGTTTTGAATAAGCAAGTTGTCTCGTAGAGTTATCCGCTGCCGTCATTGCCCCTGCTTTAGATGCACCCTCTGCAAGATCAACACTACCGGTAGCGCTTTGGTATGCTGGGGAAGCTGGATTAATGCCATAACTCTGCAGACGTGACTGAGTTTGTTTCTGAGCCTGATCGAATGAGTTCGTGACGTCTGCATTAGCAGCACCTTCTGCACGTTTGTATTCATCTTGAGACCCTGCATTTTGCGCATTGTCAATAAGACTCGTCTCAACAGGCATGTAATTATCTTTATAATAATTCCATTGCTGTGTCGGGATATCTGCGGCGGTCTTGGCAGAGTACTTGGCTGCGTCTGCAGCTGTATTCGATGCCTTGCGAGAAGAATCGGACGATACAGCCGCCGCTACTACGGTGGCCGCTGCTACAGCTACGTATCCCCATGTCATGGTAAGCACTCCTTAATCTCTTCTGCAAATGATAACTCAGTATAATTCTTTGCGATAATTTCATTTTCCAATACTTCCAAATCTTGTGTATTGGTTGGGTTCAAATGGATGGTAGTCCATACCACATCTTCAAGTGCCACTACGACACGCTTGGTGCCAGGTTCAGATGTAAAAGTGTGAGGTGTTGAGGTTGCATCAATCACCATCGGGCCGAACTCCGTCATAACAGAACACTTGCCACGAGAAACTATATTTAAATGCGCATGCTTATGAATTTTACCAATGATGACAGTGCCTTTTGGTATAAGCATCTCTCTACCATAAACGCCTGGTGCGAACCAATGTTTATTAGTGCACTCAACCTTATCTGGCATTGATAACATAACATCCTGAAGACGCAATATTTTTTCGCGCACAGCAAGTGCATCGCAATCTTTTGCGTTAATAATATCTTGTGCTTCAATATTATTCTTATGAACAATATCTCTGTATGAAACACTGTAAGAAATACTTTTATATTCCATAATTAAACATTCGACGCCAAAAGAAAATACGTTGATGTTCCGATCACCATCGCTATCTTATGAGTCGATGGCGCCGCCGAAGATGTTGTTACTGTATTGACCATACTAAACCCGCTTGGCAAAATTTGCGCCTTCACATTACCATTCACATCGAGTAAAGAAAAAACACCAGCGCCATCGAGTCCCACGTACCCCTTTGTCACGCCATTGAGTTGAATGGCTACGGCACCATTAACTGACCCGGTTGAGGTTGTATTAGCTAAAATAGACAGGCCGCCACGCGTAGCCGTCAATTGACCTGATATAGCGACATCCGATGCAGTCGTTACGCCAGTCAAAGCCGCGTTCGCAATGGACGGTGCCGATGCCAAGACAACCGCGCCGGAACCCGTAGTGCCATTCGACAAATCTCCCGCCGATGCAGTTGACCCTGCCGTTACCAGCCCCTCTTGGTTGTAGGCTATCTTCGTATTGGTTCCAGGTGTAACCGTCGAACTTGTCGAGATGGCACCAATCGAAGCGGGCGTAATTGCCGCCGTCGTCACCGAAGTGATTCGTCCCTTTGCATCCCATGTAATAGTCGCAGCTTGGCTGGACGACCCGGCGCTTGAGGCGGTCGTGATCTGCGCCAATGTATTGGGCATTGACGACGTACCCGTCCCTAACACATCGCCTGACAACGTAATGGTCTGATTCTGCGTCAGGTAAGCGACGTTTGTACCGCTCGTCACCAAACCGCCTGATCCAACCGTCACATTATTGAATGTTCCCGTACTCGTACTCACCGCAGTCGGATTGGGATGTGCGACACCAGAGACCCCACCCACGCCAATATTCGACTGCAGCCGGTTAATTATTTCATTGACCTTGCTGACGACGCCGAAAAAATTGGCATCCTGACCAAGTGTCTTGATCGGTTGTTGCGATCTTCCGGTAATACTGTCGAAGGCATTTTTCATTGCCTTCAAAATCTTTGTTGCCGCTGGATCAGTTACACCTTGAACATCAGGTATCTCAGGCCGGATTGTCATTGAATCACTCCAAGTTCCTGCGACGTTTCACTGACCTTGAAATATCTGACGTTGATATTGCCGATTAACTTGAATTCCCACGTATCGGATTTGAAGCCTTTTGGCAGTCTAATAGGATCGCGACTCGTCAATACCTGAGACGTTTTCAATACACCATCCGCATAGGCCTCGAACGTCAAAATGCGTTGATCATAATTTGGATATGTGCCGCCGACAAGCAAACTGCTGCGAAGCGGAAAACCCTGTACGTTACCGTATGCACCGTCAATAATAGGGTCGTTAGGATCAGTTGTATGACCACGTAACGCAGCGTCTCTTAATGCACCTTTCGTGACGCCTTGCTCTTCCCATATTTGCTTCCAACGTACCGCGCCGTCTGTAGTAGTTCCGCCAAGCAGATTCGGATAAGTCGGCTCTGACGATGAAGAAGTACCGGCTACTGTACAGATAATCATCTTCACGCCATCCGTACTTACTCGCACATCGCTGGTGCTATAAACAGTAGTAGATGCCCATGCAGTCAAGTGCTGTGTATCAGCGGCACCCGTTCCTAATATCAGATTATTTGTTGTTTTATCTGACGCTATTTGCGTATCGATTGCATTCGTTTGCGACAGTGCATCGTAATCCGCATCGATTAAAGCAGCACCAAAATTAATTGGGTTTGGCGTGACAAATACTTTGCTTTTCCACTCAAACGGAGTGTTGTTAATGGTGTCGCTATCCCACTGATAAATTCGACCATTCTGCAACAGGTACAGTTTTGATGTCTCTGGATCATTCCATGCGCCCTGCACATTATTATTGCCGAATGTCAGCGGGCCTTCCGAATTCGATTTATCGAAGATGAAATTATTACCCGATACGCCGTTGTAGAAAAATCCGAAATACGTATTCTGAAACTGATGAGCGATGATCGTGTCAGGAAAACACTGACTACGCCATTCGTCTCGTTTCATGAATGGTTCAATGGCGTTAATGGCCCCCCCCACCCCAGCCAATGCAAGACCATCTGGTGTCGCCCATGCAACCCCAAACGGGAAACTCACCGTGCTACGCTTTGAGACACAGGGATGAGATTCTTCAATCCTTGCCATCGCCATCGAGTCAGGACGCACACCCGTCACAGCGTACGGATAACCTTTCGTCGTCACGATTAACGTCTGCCCATATACACCAAGACTGACGATATTAAAGTTCGTTGCCAATCTGTATCGGATCGGCCATGCATGCGGGTAAAACGGCTCACTGAAACAAATCAGATTCTTGGAGAATCCTGCAAAAATACCGTTAGGTAACGCAATAATCCCGGTTAAATCAGATGGTGGCCCAACCCATTCCGAATTGAGAACCCCATTAATGAATGTCGGACAGATAACGCCGAGCGCACCATCCGCTACCGTGTCATTTGTACTCGTAGTTGCAATCGGTACGCCGTCTAATGCCAACTGATAATTCGTGTTTCCGGAATTGTCTGTCAACGTTCTATAGATGCGTTTGATCGCACCGCTGAATGCATATTTACCAGTGGTTCCTGTCGATAAATTGGAGATCACCCATGTCGCGTCTGCCTTGCCCGTCCCGGTTCCTGTAGCGCTTGGCGGCCCTTCCTCTGCCCAACTCGCGGTAGAGGTCACATACGTATAGGTATAGACACGCGTCACGCTATTGGTTGACGTTCCACCGGTTCCAATGACACTCGGGGCAGACCCAGGGGCTGGAACACCTAACTCAAGATAATCGTGCGGGTAATCCGTTCCGCCGGAAGTCGCAAGAGCCAAGTTTGTTTTTCTCGGCCCAGCCACGCTATTCGAAGAAGTGGTTGTATCGCCTGTATAGTAAATCTTGAAAGCCGTGTCACCGGCAATCGGCCCTTTTACTACGTCCACATCATCCGTCCACGTCAACCAATAATCGCTACTAGTTGAATAGATTCGATACATCGACTGTAATGCACCGCCTTTAGTGGGCGTATTAATCAATAACGGGCGAAACCATGAACGCAACTCACCGGAGAATAACTTAACGTTTTGTGCGGTCTGCGCACTTTCATTCGGCAATAATCGTGCACCCAAACGCGGGACGACCCCGCCGAAATTGGATACTTTAAATCCTGTCATGGATGTGTCGACTTGTATTCTTCAAACTGCGCAGATAATTGCTGCACACTTTTTACAAGCGCCCAAATAATAGGATCGACATTAACAGTCAGAAGCGAAGTCGGACTTTCGTTTACGCACTCAGGAAATGGGTCTCTAATTTCCTGAGCGATGGCACCAGTCATGACTTTACTCGAATCCAGATCGGTTGCAATTGGCTCACCATGTTCATTGACCGGTATTTCATTTTGCGGAAGATAGGTAAAATTTTTGACATTCACTCTCAAGATATGAGCAAGACCTTTTTCTGAATCGCCGATAATTGATTTGACTCTCGCGTCAGAACTGGTTGTCCAGGTAGATGCATTTAATGCGTTATATACACCGTTCGTGCCGCCGATAAATGCAGTTTGCGTGCCTTTTCCAGTTAAGCCATCACCAAGAACAATCTCAAATGTCACATTATTTGCCGATGCCGCCGAATCTTTTCCGATGATGGTATTGTCGCCGCCAGTTGTTAAATTCGCTCCAGCGTTATACCCATACAGCGTGTTATTTGACCCGGTCGTCATTGCAGTGCCGGCGAGATTGCCTGACACGCAATTGTTCGCGCCAGATGTAAGGGGGCGCATGACAAGACGTCCGGCAGCAAAGTTTTCACTGCCTGTTACCGTGCCTTGGTCTAGCGAAAACGAGCCGAACACCGTGTTATGATTTCCTGTTGTAATGGCAGATCCGGCCCCGCCACCAACACCTGTATTGCTTGCACCCGTCGTGATCGCACTCAATGCGTTTTGACCATAGGCGGTGTTGGTTGCGACCGCAGACGCGCCATTCCCCACAGTCATGCCTTGCACAACAAGGCCGGTTGGCCAATTACTAATCGTCTCGGTAAAGACTCCTGCGGCGAGAACACCACAACCGAATGACAATGTTTGTGTGGTTGCACCAGATCCGGTAATGCCAAACCCTGTATTGAACTCAACACCCACAATGATATTGTGCATCACGCCATAAGTCGCAAATGGTGTAACATCAATATTAGTAGAACCTAAAAATCCGTCAATAATGTGTACAGGTTGTTGGCAGTTCAGTTGAATCGTCATGCCTGTTGCATTGACTTGCGGATTGATGAGAAGAATAGTGCGATTACCTGTCACACCAGCCGTGCCGGATTGAAGGAAGAAATTAACGTTATTCGTACCTTCTGAGTATGGATTGGTGATCGTGCATGCTTGGCAGGTATTCGTTACCTTAATACATGAACTTACCGCGCCATAAAACTCGCAGGTATCCAAATCTGCTGACCCGGTTGAAAACTCAACCAAGTCGGTAGCAGCATTAAAAACACAATGATCATATCGACCAAGGAATGCGTTGGAATTTCCAATATAGACACAATTCTTTGCAACACTGCCATTCGTTGGAAAATTATCCCCATTCAAATAACAGTTATAGAACTTGCACCCTTCTCCACCATTGGTGCCATCATACCAATGCACGCGTCCAGTGGTTGGTGTCGGACGCATGAAGAAACTGTTGTTCCAGTTTGTGTGTGTATTATTGTTTGTGCCTGGCTCATAAAGAACGGTATCAGCAAACCCATTTCCATCCAAACTTACATTATCAATCGTTAAATCATAGCATCCATCGATTGAAACGAAAGTTGACTGAGCCGTGCGCAAACGAAATAAAGTTGGAGATAACCCGAATACACCAGCTTGTGGAGGCACGCCTTGACGCGTTCCAGTCCTGCCATATGTATCGCCAAATAACACAAGTCCAGCATGTGCAGATGTGAATGAAAACTTATCCATCAGATACACACCTGATGGAATGTAACCGCGTTTATTTTGCGCTACGCACTGCGCCAGAAAATTTACCCATGCCGCCGTATCATCGGCAACGCCATCACCTACCGCGCCATAGTTTTTCAGATTTAATATGTCCGTTGCTTTGCTTTGCAGCGTCATTGCAACGCCACCGGTTCCAGCTGGCGTATAAGTATTTAGATCGGTCAAGACAGCCTTTGAAACACGAGCTTCAACCCTGTCGCCAGCGCTCCATGCCTTAGGTGTCGTACTACCTACACCGCGTACAATCGTTGCAGTATCGGATGATGTTCCATGTACGGTAATCTGTACTTCCTCAATCACATTGGAGGAATTAACAAGGCATGCATATAAAACCTGACTGCCTGCGATAGCAGGGAAGCGAACGCCTTGTCCAGCAGTCAGTGAGATCGATGAATCAGTGGCAGTGATGCCGACACTTAATGTTCCATACGCGTTATCGGCAAGTACAACTGTTGTCATCTCAAACCTCTTTTTCGTTCAAATTTTAGTATGGTTGCATTCGTTTTCTTTGGTGGCGCGAACAACATCAAAGCATCGAGCCAAATCTTTAACCACAGACTATAAATATTCATGGCCCGTCAAACCCATTGTCCTTAATCCACCCCTGCAATGCACGCAGTTGTTCCGCAAGTTCATCAGCTCTTTTCACTAATTCGAAAAGGCTTGCCTGAGTTGATTGAGGAAGCTCGACGGTTCCGGCGCTGGTTTCATGAGATCCGCTGGTGCTTGTGCCTTGGTTGCTTGCGGTAGTGCTATCACAGACTGCGGCTCGGTTGACGCGCAACCCGCCAGCAGACTTGACAGCAATAAGAGCAGCAGCATATTTTTGATTGAGATCATTGATTGCTTGAACATGGTCTTCTGTTGCCTTTCGTGCTTTTGCCTGGTTGAATAACTCTTGACGTTGTGCCGCCTGGATTGCATCGTTCAATTCTTTCTGGTTTTGTGCGGCTGTCGCAATTTCCTTTTGCTGCCATGCAGTACGCTCAAGTTTTCGTCCGACTTGCGCGCCGCCAAATGCAACAGCGATTAATAGGAGCAATCCACCGATAATTAGGTATGGGTTCATCATGATTTCTCCGTTGCTGGCGGCTCAGATTTTTCTGTTAGCTTCATAGCAGCCCCCATCGCTGCAACGACTAGCCCTGAACCAATGCCGTATCCATTCGCATCAAATGGCTTTCCTGTCAAGAATGCAGCTATTTCAAGCGCGATAAAGACAGCAACCAAAGAGAAGCCAAGTACCTTGACTATTGCAAAGGACTCTCCATCAATGCCAGTAAGAATATCTCGAATGATTTTATCCATTACTCAGCACCCTTCAATAAGTTATCTGCGATGCGATTTGCCCATCCGTGCCCAAAGTTTGCCCATGATGAAAGATTGCCAAGGTACTTCAATCGATACGAAACGAAGCGCATGACGATTTTTAAAGGATCAGTTGATCTTACTGCTGCAACCGTCTGCGCACCTATCACACCATCTGCGTTTATCCCTGCTGCCTGTTGCAGCCATTGAGCTGGATGGCCACCGTTATATGCGGCATCGAAAACTTGAAACCCGATACGAGGATCAAACTGATCGCACATGAACTTGTCCCAATACTGGGACTTTGCGATATTCTTTGCGGTCGATAGCGGCAAGTCTCGCATTTCTCCCACATAGCCATTGGCTTGCGCAACACGTTTTGTGATGCCCCACATTGTCTCCCCACCAGGATCGGCTGGATTGTTACTATAGCCGCCTTCATTTCCAATCAAAGCAGTAAAAGCATCATCGAAACTATTCATTTTTTGCCTTGATAAAACATTTCAATATACGTACAATGTACGGACATACAAAGGAGTTAATTATGGAAATATGGAAAAAAACACCGCTTTGCCACGACTTTATAGAAGTATCTAATCTTGGTAGAGCTCGCACCGCTGCCCGCACTACAACATCAATTAGATTGGGAAAAATTAATACTCAAAAAAAATCTCCTAAAATCTTATCTCCGTGGATTGGAAATAACGGCTATTTGTATATATCCGTTCAACTTTTAGGAGAAAGAAAAAAATACTTATTGCATCGTTTAATAGCATCTTCTTTTTGCGAAAATTTTGACGCTTCTTTAAGTGTTAATCATATTGATGGAAATAAACTTAACAACACACCATCAAATTTAGAATGGATTACGCTGTCTCAAAACACTCAACATCAATGGAAAACTGGTCTTGTAAATTTATATGGGGAAAACCATCCTTCTGCAAAATTAACAAATATCGATGTTGTTTCAATTAGAAAACTCATCCTTGAAAAAGAAAGAATAATTAATATTGCATTAAAATTTAAAGTAAGCACTGCACTTATTTACAAGATAAAAAATGGTGAAAGACATAATTCCGTTAGGTGTAGCCCGTCTTTAGAATAGATCATGCTCATCTCGCCAAGTCCTTTAGAAGCCAATGCCAAAACACGGCACATCCACCAGCTATTACAGCCAATCCCTTGGATACATCCCACAACCATCCAAATAGTGTCTTAGTCCCATTCACTGCTGTAAGTACATTAATTAATGTGCCTACTTGTTTTTGCATATCCACGACCAACCTGGAAGTGGTATTGACACTTTCCCTTGAACTAACTGTTTCGCCGTGTATTTCTAGTATCTTGTCATGCATGCCCCTCAAGTCACGATCAACTTTCTCCTGCAAATCCTCGAATCGTTGAAGTAACATGGTTTTTTCCCTATCTTCTGAGCGTCGCTCCATGATTACCTAAGTCCAAAAACAGTATGAGTACGCAGTGGAGAACGACTGTTACTTCTTGCCATCCTGATTCTTGCATCGCCAACCAGTGCATTGAATTCCATCAGGTGATAAGCCCCTGCTTGTGGATTGCTGTATGGTTTCTTCGGGATCATCATGATCCGCGCTTTAGCTCCGTGCGCTATCGTTTCGATATAGCGCTCGTAAATCCATTGAGGGAATGTGGTAGAGGCGCGTGTCGGCTTCAATGCTGCGAGTATGCGAAGGTTTCCGCTTGCTGCGGGGGCCAGAGCGAGACCAACAGTTCCGTCATCCGGCCCGTAAAAACGCGTTGGTAGCCTTACGTCCGTGCGCCAATTCACGCCAACCCAACCGAACTGCGTATTATTAAATTCGTTATCGAGATCATCCTGCGAGATCGGATCGATCACGTTATCGTTTAGCCACGCTTTCAGTATCTTTGCCATCGCCGTACCGCTTGGTAACGTTAATGGATACTGATCAACCAACTTTGTGACTGCTGCTGATATCTCGACATCCTGATTCAAAGCGCCGTCTAACGTGATCACACCAGCGACCGGAGCACCTACTTGATGACCGCGCCACAATGTTCCATCCGTTAATCCTACCGTGATGGTAGAACCATCTGTGAAATTTGTTGTATCTGACACAGTGATCGAATTTGAGCCTGATGCCGATGTCGCCGTGGTTGTCGTGGCGGTAGGTGGCAACACCAGAATCTCTTGCAATTCCTGTCGCCAGATCAGTGCCCGTTCACACAGCTCAATGACGGAATCACGAATCGCGTTATTCACCATCTGAATCGGCGCCATTGGCAAATCAGGCATGACCCAATTGAGAATATCGCTGTTGTATAAATGCGAAGTTGCTGTTGACGAGACTTGTACGATGAGTGTCATGCTAGACCATTCCTCATCACGCACTCAGCCGACGTGGTTGTCATGACATAATACTCCAGTACGTCTGTCGTTCCCGCTGCCGTGGCGGTCGATAACGTCCCGGTTGTCCCGCCTGGGAACTTCCAGAACGTGTTGAAAGCAAGCGTTTTAGCGGTTGAATTCTGCGTAATTACGATACGACCAAGCTGCCCGGCGACCACATTGGTTCCTGCCGCCATTGTCGTGTTAACCGTCATCGATAACGAAAAGTTGTTACCGGCGTTCATGTCTGGCGCAATCTGACCCGTACTTGCCAATGCGACGACCGCACCGCGCTGCGCCTTTGTGAAGGTATTTGTACTGGTTGAAACGACATTGGCAGAATCAAATGCCTGAACATTGGTTCCGATGATCAATCCCAAACTCGCCCGCGCCGTGGCGGCAACCGGGATATCGGATAGATTATTTGCGGTTTGAAGAAAAGATGAAGTTGAGATAACCGCAGCAGACCCAAGGCCGAGATTGTTCCGAGCTGATGATGCGGTAGATAATTCACTCAGATTAGACAGAGGAACGTCTTCCAGCATGATGTCGGTATAGGTCGTGGTAGCGATAAAGCTTCCACTGACCACCAGATCATAGCGACCATTGGCACCATAGAATGAGAATCTCCCGTTACTATCTGCGGTGATCGGGTTTGCCGCTACCGCTGTCCCGGTGCTGGCCGCGTAAATTGTGGAGGTTGATACGCTTCCTGTCGGTCTGACTAGCACGGACGCCCCTGCAACCGGGGCCAGCAGTGTGTTTAAAATAACATCCTGATACTTTTGCACTATGTAGCTCCCAATTCTTTAAGATACATAGCCATTTCCATCTCGGCTCGTTGATTGAGAACAAAGGAATCGTCACCACTCTGATTTCTCGCCACGACATACGATGCTATGGCCGGTCGATACTCGGAAGGCAGCGGGAAACTATCGGTCAGCGCCAAATCTGCATAAACCTGTGTATAGTTTCCGAACTTAAGATCGGGGCGAAGCACATAGGCCAAGGCCAGTCCATCGTTGACGAACTGCACGAGATCGGAATCCGGATAGCGATATAGCGACGTGCTGGTCGATGTATCATTCAAATCTAATCGCGCCAGATTGACGATGTCCTGTATTGTTGACATTAATGCGCCTTAGGCAGTTTTAATGTCTTGCTTGATTTAGTTTGTTTCCATTGCGCGAATGCATCCGCGTCTTCCGGCGTCATGAAAACAGCTTCCATTTCATGCGCTTGCAGCTTCGCAAATACTTCATTCGGTACAACAATGATGACCGGCTCCCAAAATGGAGAGGCTTCACCACCGCCTTGCGGCATTAACTGCACACGCGGCTCGGGTTCAGGAGATTCTGGCGGCATCGGTTCTTTGACGAACTCATAATCCTTGTCGGCATCGGCCCACACGTTCGAGTATTCGAGTAGCTTGTCGGCTTTCTTCGCGTCAGGAACTTCGTGAATTTCACCGGGCGTCCATGTCAATCCTGTTTGGGCAACATTATCCGCCTTCATTCCCTTGCGTCCGATGTACACGATACGCTTGCCAGCTTGTTTTTGTTCCAGTCCTGCACTCATGCGAGTCTCCTAAAATGGCGGGCCGCAACCCGCCGTTTGTATTACTTCGTACCTGTTGCGATGTATTCCAACACCAATGTGATGTCGTCATTTGCTGTGTGTGCTGGCCCGGTTACGTGGGTTGCATACACAATCGTGTCAACGTCATTGGTGAAAGGTTTGAAGCGCAATGCGTACGTCGAGGCAGCGCCGGTAATGGCCGAAGCCGTACCAGCAACCAGCACAGCAGTACCGGTTGTACCACCTGTGGAAGTACCGTCAGCGTAACGGACGCCCAAGACCCAAGTGCTCGTGCCGGTGAACTGGGTTGAGTACAGGAAGCCTGAGATAACTTTTGAACCGCCTGGCACCTTCACAAAATCGAAGGTGTCGCCTGCCGCAGCAGAAGCGGTTGAAAGATCCGCATAACCATCAGTAACAACTGACTTGTTTCCATAAACCCCGTTGTGCGGGATTTGCAGGAAGTTGTTTGCAGTATTAGCAGCCATGATTTATTGCTCCTTAAATTAATTTGGCATGTTGGGCCAGTTAGTATTCGATTTCGTTCTGTTGTCCATCATTGGAATAACTCTTAGATTTTTCTCAACGTGCAATCCGCACACCAATTTGCTTTGTAGCGGAACGATATGGTCGACTTCCCATTTGAAGCCAAGCATGTCAGTCCTTAACTTTGCTAAGTGGTATGCCTCTTTGATAAAAAACTTGTTACCCCATGATGGAGTAGCATTAAGTTTGGTTGCGCGGCGCTGAGCAGTTCTCGCATTAACAGATCCTGCATTAGCCCTATCCCACTTTGAGACATTGACTTTGCGTTTCTCTGGATTATTGCGTACCCACTCTTTGACTCGTGCCTTGATGGCTTCCGCATGCCTTATATGATCATTGCGCTTATGCGCCTTAACCTTTTCAGGGTTTGCTTCTTTCCATGCAATACGTTTCCACGCATATTCAATGTTGTAGTGCTTCCTACATAAACCATGTCCATGCGCTTTAACGCCACAATTTTCAACAGAACAAATCATTACACTAACAGAGCCTTTCCTGCGGCTGTGGTTGGGTCGGGGGCGTAGCTGTCTATGACCGCGAT